ACACCAATGTAAACACAGAAGATAATTCTAAGAAAGACTTGCTAGTAACCCTAAGCATAGTAGCCGGTCTTACTATACTAGGCTTGGCTGGAACTGTTGTTTATCTATTACTAAATAAGTAGAGTTGATTTTAAGAACAAAAAAGGCGGGGTCTTGCCCCGCCTTTTTTTATATTTTATAAATCGACCCATTCTTTTAGAATTTTTTGTGACAAAAAATCTGGTAATTTTGCCACATTGTGAATTTGTTTTAAATAAACTAATATTTCTTTTAATGAAAGCTCACATTTCTTATTACAAATCATTTTATGTGCGGTTTTGATATTACTATCTAAATCTAAAAAATCAGGCGTAAGAGCCAAATAAGTTATGCCAAAATCAAAACCAATCATATGAGCATTTTGAAACGAATTTCCTTGTTCTTCAGATTTCCCACATATTTCACATATTGCAATCTTTTGTTTTCTAATATACCTAACAGGCTTCCTTCTACAGTATGTTTCCCACTCTTCTTTGGTTAAAAAAACACGTCCATCAAAACCTTTGTTTCGTAAAACTTCCATGCGGCTGCCCCTCAAAAAAAATAATTTTTATTATTATACTAAAAAAAATTATATTTTCAATACAACTTTTTTTGATATACTTTGATATATTTTTAATCAAGGGTTGGACCTAGTACATCACCATATCGTGTTATTAGTCTTTCTTCCCAGTCTTTCTTCTCTTGCATTCCTTCTTGTAATAATGTATCTCCATCTAATTGTATTCCACCGTTTGGACCAGGAGGGTTTTTAATCTTGCTTCTAATTCTTCCTAACATAATTTTAGCAAAAGCAAGAGAACCTTCTTGCATAACTTGTTGTACTCTTCCCCAATCATTGTTCTTTTGAAGATAGTGTACAACTACTCTATGAACTCTATAGGGTATAGGATATATTTTAATATTTTGGTATCCACCATAAAATTCCCATCCTCCTAAGTTACTTGCAACTCTAGAATACATTTGTTCATATCCTTTATACAAACTCCATTCTCCCATTCTTCCCCATATTGGTTGTACAGGATCAAGCATGCCACCGGAGATGTTGGAATATGCCCCACCCGGGTAGAAGTATTCCAATGGTATTGCACCTCCTAGATCACTAGAACTAAATGAGAAGGTGCCGGTCTCTTTGTAATAAACATTTCTAATATATCCAATATCTGGTGGCATAGTGTATATCGATTGTCCTGGAATTGTATTAAAAACATAGTATTGGAAGTATTCTCTTGGAGCCCATTCTTCTAATATTTGTAGTGTTACATCGATGGCTGCATCTAGTTGTTGTTCATCTAATTCAACTGTGACTACAGGAGCGCCCAGCATGAGTAGGACAAAATCTTTAAGTTGGTTTTTTATTTTTGTTCTATTTGGTCTTGCGCTGAGTTTTGCGACATCTAGGGGGTCTGAAACTCCCAGATTTGAGCCATTTGAATTGCATGAAGCATTTCCGGAAGGTTTTTGCAAATAAATACAATTTGAAGATGGGTTACTCATGATACATATATGTATAGAAATATTTTTTATTTTGGTGGTGAATGATGTCAGAGCAAAACAAGTTATTTGAAATCTATTGTGCTTACAGTAAGGACAAGAAGAACAATTTGTTTGAGAATCCCGAATATTACATGGAGCTTCTTGGTGAAGCGGCTATGAATTCGATTTACAAAGGTACTGTATTTTTAGCGGATGATGACAAGAAGTTTTTAGCTCAATTTGAACCGCAGCATTGGAAGAAGGCTTTGTTTTTGAGATATGACAATTATTTGTATGAGCATTTATCAAATTTACAAGAGGCTAGGGAAGAAAAGTACAAACAATATTTTGAGCAATATTTTAGAAAAGAATATGAAAATTTAAAATCTGATCCTTTGTATAGCAAGATGAGTGATGACAATGCTATCAAAATGGCTAAAGAGAATGCAAAGCATATAGCAAAGACATTGGTTGATCATGAGGTAAACATACCTGCTCCTGACGATCCCAATAGTATTTTCGATATAAATGATACTGCTGCTAGGGGTGAAAGATATTTTGCCAATCCTTACATAAACGAATTGCTTAAAAAGCTTGAAGGAACTAAGGGTGTGCATGATGGTTTTGATTTGCATAATCCTAGGATTGTTGAGCGTCCTATGAAGAAGAACAGGCAGATTACTACAAGAGACAAGGATACTGGTGAGAAGAAGACGATGAAGGTTGGAGTTGATAGTACAAAAAATGTAAAGTATACAGACGGGTTTGTTTTTCCTTCCAAAGACCTTATTGATGGAATGATAGACAAGTATATAAAAGCTTTGGGTCATGGTTTTATAAAATATGAAGATTCGGATTTAAAGTATGTGGACAACAATCCTAACATTCCAGAATCTGATAGGAAGGAGTTGGAATCTTTTTGGAAGTCTTCTGGTTTAAAGGACAATATGACGAGGGATGTTTTAAATACTTTTCTATTTAAAAAGGCGCAAAGATTTTTAAAGAAGGATTGGGAAAGCAATAATCCTGATTTGCCTTATAAGGAAGGCATTCCTCCATTAGATGTAAAAAATGCAGAAAAGCTTAGGCTGGATTCTTTGGAGCTTGCTAAGCAATGGGCGCAGGAAGTTATAGATGCCAAAAAAGTGAAGAGTCCTAAGCATCCTGTGCATGGTAGTAGGGATTTGATTCATCATGCAGATCATTTAAACGATTTGTTTTTACTTCATAGAACGAGTCATGTGAAAAGAATACCTTATACAATGAATAAGAGGGGTGATGTTAATTTATTAACTGACAAGCCTAGAGTTGAAGAGATTAAGATACCTATTTTGCCAAAGGGTCATTATGTAAAAATGTTAGAGCCTTATGAGCTTGAAATTATTGACAAGGTTGAGCAAAAGATGAAAGATGATCCGAATGCTAAGATTGAAGAAATATTAGAGCCTGGGGAGTTAGCGGTATATCAAAATGTTTTTAGAGGAAATCATAAAGAGTTGTTGCGTGGAAATCATTTTGATTATGGTAGAAAGGATCATCCTGAAGAGGAGGGTGGTCGTTACAGACCAATTCACATAAAGTCTGATCATTTACTAGGAGCGGAGGGTGCTCAGGGAACAAGCCATACTGCGTATGGTGGTATTTCGCCTTCTAGAGAAACTCCTGCAAAGAAGTTCCTTGGAAAATATACTGTTGAAACGGATGTCGATGAAGCAGGAAATATAAAAGGATTAAAGGGGATTGACAATAAAGAGTATAAAAAGAAGGTCAATGCTATGTTTGTAAACAATTCTTTAGGCAGAGATGTTAAAGAATTGATTAAAAGCAGTATATCAAAAAAACTTAGTCAAAAGAAAAAAGAAGGAACTTTTGATTTATCTTTAGAAAGAAGTTTGTTAAGAATGTTAATTGATGAATTAATAGAAATTGGATTCATGAATGTTATAAACAATTTAAGTATACCAAATATTGAGAGAGACCCTTCGATAATTGAAAAGCTTATGAGCAAGATGGTAGAAAACATCGAGCAGCAAAATGTAGGAAGAGGAACTCGTAGAAAGAGGGGAAGTTTTGGAATATTTTCACAATCAATATCTGACATAGAAAATTTGCATAAGTTTGCAGATCAGCTTGAGTGTCAAACTAATCGTCAGAAGAGAGGGTTGAGAACGGGTAATTGCACCTTCCCTTATAGACTTGACAATGTTTTAAAAAGTGCTGGCGAGACTGGTATTGATGCTACTATTATGTCTATTAGCAAAGAACTAAATATTAAAACAAAAAGCAAAGATGATTCAAAAGACTATGATACGGTAAGTGACAAAGAATCATATGTTGTTGAGTATATTAAAGTTTTTAGATATGCATTAGTTATTTTATCTTTGTTATATTTTCAGCAAATGATTAATGAAAAGCCGGATGTAACAGATGCGGAGCATGATGCTTTGGAAGATCAAGCTAAAGATGCGGCAGAAAATTTTATTATGAAGAGCATGGAAGATGCTAATGGCAACATAAATGTTGCTGCTAATTTAGTTAAAAAAGAAGCCAACAGGGTTTATGCTTTGGTTCCTCATCCTGAAAAACCTGCAGATGTGGTCGAGCCAGAATCAAATGCTGTTGCTACTGCTCCTGCTACTGCTCCTGCTACTGCTGGTGATGTTGCTGATTTATTTAATCAAATTCTTCATGAGTTACATGAGAAGCCTTTGAAGCATGAGGAGATTTTGAGAAAGTATCAAGATAAATTAAATCCAGTTAGTTTGAATAATTTAAAAAAGAAAATTGCTTATGATATTGGAATACAGAAGCGTATTGCGAGTCAAATTTTGATGATACCTCAAATGAATCCTATTTATTTTACAGACGAAGAGTTGAAAGAAACAAAAAAATTCATATTGGATGATAAGAATAAAAACTATTTCTTAAAATACAAAGACAAGTATGCAAAAGTGATAGAAAGAATTGATGTGGAGTTACAAAGAAGGGCTGTTTCTGGATACTAGAAGCTTGGGTGATTCATGCTGGGAGAGCATTTGATAAAGAATCCTTCTGGTGCTTCTTTGACTGATACTGCTTGCCACCATCGTTTCTTTTCGTTTTTTGGATAGAATATTGAGTATTTTTGTATTTTATCTAAATGAGTCCAGAAAATATATTCCATATCATTTTCTGCAACGACTACTGATTCGAATGTAAATTTTGTCCCATAGGTATATTTAACTGTTTTTTCTCCATATAGTTTGTCATAGTGTTCTTGAACATTAGCAGGAAGGCAGCAGAGTATAGTTTTTTTATAACTTCTTAGTTTTTCGGATATTTGTTTAGGTCTTTCAACTTCTTCATCATCTTTTTGTAATTGTGGAACTGGGGTTGTGTTTTGAACTATTTCTTCTTCCTTTTTCTCTTCTTCAAAATCAGGAATTTCTTCAATTTTGGGTATTTTGAGTTTTTCTTTAGGAGAGGAATCTTGAACGGTTACTGTCGAGCCCAAGCTTACTTTGCTTGATTTCTTTTTATTTCCAACCATATCTTTTGAATGTTCTTCTGTGAAATTCATATTATGAATTTCGAAATCTTTCCATAAATCTTGGTTTAGCATGACTGGATTTGGACCACGAAGAGCATAAATAGTTCCATCTTTATTTTTTATTACCATCTTGATTATATATTAGTATAAGAATATGTATTTGGAGGCTTTATGGCTTTTGTAGTGCCTGTAGTTGGTGAGATTGAATTTCTTAAAAGAATTGTTGGTTTGTCAACAAGTGGGAATATTCAATTATGTTTATATGTAAATGATTATGTTCCGGACGAAGGAACAACAATAGTTAATTTAACAGAATGTACTGCTACTGGTTATGCCAGAATAACGTTAACTACAACATCTTGGACAACTTCTCAAGTTAGTGGTCAGTCAACAGCATCTTATGCAGAGCAGACATTTACAATCACTGATTCTGCAACTGTTTACGGATATTACTTATTGGATGCTTCGAATAATTTATTATTAGTCGAAAGATTTGGAACATCTGCATTTGTATTGCCTGCTGGAGGCGGTCAGATTGCAATCACACCTACAATAAGTCTTGAATAATATTTGGAGAAACATGGAAAACACAACATTTAAAAATTGGATGGGATTAAAAGGATCTTTTAATTTTTCTATTAGCGAAGCATCAGAAGAAGAAAAAACGAGTGCAGCTTTTGATAAAGTTAAAGAAATATTAACAGAAAAAATGAAAGATGTTGCAAAAGCTCTTTTAGATTACAAGCCTGGTTCTGAATTTTTGTCGGAAAAACAAGAAGATTTTTTAAATAAAGTGTTTCAAGATCCCTGGAGTGCTCCTGGCATTTATCGTTTTTACATACCAGGAAAAAAAATATTTGATTCAAAAACACTTTTGACTGCTATGGGTCAATGTATTAGCTTAGATTTAATATCTAAAAAAAGAAAAGAGGATGAATTTGGCAGAAGAAAAAGTACAGAAAAAATTGAAAGACAAAAATTAGCTGATTTACAAGTTGAAGGAGTTTCTGCACAGGCATTGATTGCTTTTCTAAACAGCCAAAATTTTGAAACTTTAGCTGATTATTTAGAACAATTAATTGAAAAAATGAAAAATAGAAAAGGATTTGCAAAAAGTGCTGGAAACGATAGGTATTTTAAAAATATTGAGGGAAAAATAAATTCTGACATACAGGCAAATCCATATAGTCCAGCTATTGCTCAACAAAATCCTTCTTCTGCTCCTGATGAAAACGAATCTGATGAAGATGAATTTGAATATAATTTTGAAGAAGAAGATGATTTAAAAGAGTCTACATATGAGGAAGATGCTGGTATAATTGCTAAAGCAAAAAGAAGAGTAGATCAATATGCCACTGGTATAGAATTTCTTGTATTTTTGTTCAACTACATGGCTAGATGCCCTACAATAATAGCAAACCAAACTATAAAAAAAGATTTGAAGGGTTCTGGATCTAGTTCCAACGCTTCAGATCAAGAAAAATACGCTGCTGGAGACACATTTTCTAAAGAAAAACAAATAGAACGATTGGCTTTGGGAAGAGCAATTAAAGATTTAAGTGATGAGCAAGTAAGATTGCTTGACGCTTATGATAAAAAACCTTCTGATATGTCGGATGAAGATTGGGTTTCTCAAAATCCGCCAGCAACTTTAGAAAAATTAACCGCTGCAAAGAAATTAAGAAAAGAAATATTGAATAGGAGGGAAAGATTAAAAGCATCTTCTGAAGCCATTCAATTGGGTTCAGAATACATGAAAAAAAATAATATTGGAAAGACGCTTATAGATTATGTCTGGTATTGTATATCGTATGCAAATCATACTTTAGAAGAGACTTTAAAAAGTGTAAATTTTTTCGATGTAAAAGAAAAAAGCAGCATGAGTAAAGTCCATTTGCTTGCATGGTCTGATCTTTATAGAACTTACACTTCTTTTAAAAAGGAAATTACTAAAAATCCAGATTATTTTGCAAGAAAATTAGCAGAAATTGGAGATGGAATAAGAGGTGGCGGAAGAGGAGTTTCAGAAAAACTACTAAGAATAAATAGAGAATATGTTCCTCCGCTTTATGATGGTGGAGATGAAGTGTCTCAAAAATTACTCGAAGCTATTGCTGGCTATATGTATAAAACAGTTTATTTAACAGATAAAACGGCTGCATACAATATGCTTCCATCTGATATGCAAGCCAAAGTTCCGCCAGATCAAATTCAAGATGAATCCAAAAGCTCTAGAGTTGGCGAAAGCATATGGTTTAAAGATTTTATTAATTTTAACGAGATGGCTAGAAAAGCAAAGGGCAAGCCAGAAGACCTAGAATTACATGGAATTAGGGGCAATAGTGATTCAGAAAAAATTGATTGGATAATAAAACAATACAGAGATCCAAACTATTATGGAAAAACTTTAAATTCAAATATAAGAACAATGATAAGTGGTTCAATAAAAAACTTAATTCTAAGTTCTTATAATAGTTGGTCAAATAATTCACAACCAAGATGCGAAAATCCTCTTAAAGGAACAACTATTGATTCTGGATCTATTGAACCAAAAACCCCGGTTCCAGAAGAAAAAACGATTTATTTTCATCCTACACCTAGAGTGCAAGCACAAGCACAAGCACAAGCACAGGACCAAGAAAAAGCATACAGAACATTTGATGATATTGACAATGAAGAAGATGATAACACTCAACAAACTTCTTCCGCCGACCCAAGTTTCGATCCTTCAAAAGCAACTTTTGCACCTAAACCCACTGTTTCAATGGATCAAACTCCTCAAAGTGAAGCAGAAAGAATATTTAATAATCTAAAATCTAATATGCCATCAAATATTTCGATTCTTCTTCCAAAGCCAAACGGAAAGCAAAGTAAATATGTTTTCGATAATATCGAAGATCTTTCATACGAAGTTCCTCCAGATTTTGATTATGAAGAATGGAAAGATCTTCTTCAGAAAAAGATAAATACATTACCAGCAGTAGCGGCTAAATTGGGAACTACTACAAAAACTGAAAGTTTTAGAAGGTTCTTTAATTCCTTAATAAGGAAAAATTAATGATCTATAAAAACAATGGTCTTCCTTACAATTCGACTGGAAGTCTAAAACAATTTGATGACAATCTTCCAGAACATGATTTATTTAATCAGTGGGATGAGGAAGCTATTAAACAAGGTGGCAGTCCTGTATTTTATTATGAATTATTCATAGACACTAACAGAATAGATCCATTATATTTGGAAACAAGAACAAAATTATTTAGTCCTACCCCTGTAGAGTTATATGGAATATACGAACCAATTCCTAGTCAAAATATGCAAACTGCATTTGGAATTGATTCGCCAGATGAAATGATAATTGAATTTAATTATCGTTCTGTTTTAAACAAGCTTGGTCATCCTCCAAAAATTGGTTCAAGATTATTTACACCATTTTTGAAAGAGAACTGGGTAATTATAGAAAGAAAGACTGGGGAATTTAAAATGTATGGTGTTGTAAGACTTCAATGCATTTGCCAAAGATTCCAAGAAGATGATGTTAGTGGCACATCTGCACAAAGCCAACAAAATGTAGACTTTAAAATAGTATAAGGGTGAAACAATGAAGAACTTTTATGAATTTTACAGAAAATTGAATGCTAATAAGCTTTTCGAACAGGATGGAATGCCTTTGCCGCCTATGGCTGGACAGACTATGGGCGGAACTCCTCAGATGCCTGATTTGGCTAGTTTAGGATCGGCACCTAATGATATGGCTATGCCAGGAATGCCATCTCCCGGCGTTCCTGGAATGGAAGGAACACCTCAAGCTGGTGCTACCGAAATGGGTGAACCAGAGAATACAAGTCCTTCTGGAGAAGAGAATGTAGACCAACCCGAGGGAATGGATGATACAACTCCCGAAGGAAAGATTATGAAAGCTGTTACAGATATTGAATCAGCTTTAAGTGATATGGAAGGAAAAGGTTCTGGTCTTGGTGATAGGGCTGAAACAATTGCCGACTTAATAAAGATGATTAAAAAGAATGTAGAAAAAGGTTCTTCTGGTGATGAAGAAGGAGAGGAAGAAGAAAACCAAGGTCCACCTATTGGCGATCCTTCATTGATGATGGGAGGTGCTGGTGCAGGTCCTTTAGGCGGACAGCAAGATGCTGATAACATGGATAATGCTGGACAGAGCAATATGCCAAATCAAGCATCACCACAAGCAGAATCTTATTATAATTATAATAAAGTTTTGAATGAATCAGGAGAAAATCTTGAAGTAAGAGACACTAGCGCAATTAGAGCTTTGTGGGGTGGTTACACCAAAGAATTAAAAGACATGTTTAGATGCAAAACCCAACAAGAATATAAAAAAGGATTGTTTTGGGATGTTTTTTCTAATAAAGATGCTTCTGATATTCGTCTTGCCGTTACTAGAAACACAGATGACGATGGTGATGAAGTAGAAAAAAAATATCATGTTGCAATAACTCATTATCCAGATGAAGAAAAAGAGTGGTCAACTCATAGGTATCTATTCCCTGGTCAAAATCCAAAATCTCCAGTAAATCGTGGCAATGAACTTAAATTTAGAAAAGGCGATGGTCATTCTTACGAATTGCAACCAGCTACCATGCCTCATGTAATTGATTTGCAAACAAAAGATTTGCTTAAATCATATAAAGGAGACATATCTAAATTCAACCCCGATCCAAATTCATCAGAAGATAAAGCCGCTGCCGAAGTAGCTGCTTATAATTTTAAAATGTTACAAAGAATGGAATTTTGCGGATGGTTGCCAAAAGATTATGTTACAGCTTCCGGAGAATTTGTAAAGCAAAAGGCTTCAAAGGTCATTGAATCTGGTGAAGATGTTGGTGTTGAATATTATGTTGATAAATATACGGATTCAAAACTCAAAACTGTAAAAGAAAACAAAAGAAAAGCTAAACAAGCATTTATAAAATTTGTTCAGCAATTACTAAAGCAGTCTCCTGAAATAAAGCAGGCTGTTGAGGGTTTGATTGGAACAAGCCCAGCCGATCAAGCAGAGTCTTTCAAAACTTTGTTTATTAGAAAAGCTGGAGAAGATAAGCCTAAATCAAAAACAATTGTTGATGTTGTCGATATGCTTGTTAAAGCAAGCCCCAAATTAAAGACAGGTGCTGTTCGTGAATTATTAGCAAATATGGCTTCAAAAAGAGATTATATTTTCAAGCCTTTCGAAGCTTCAAATGCGATATTGGTTTCAACAGGCGATTCCAGTTTTGCTCAATCTTATACAAATCCAGCATTTGAAGTTTCTTCTGCTGGAGAAATCGGTGTTATGGAAGAAATTGCTCCAGAAGAACCAAAAGTTTTGACTTCTATGAAGAAAAAACTTTCTAGCTTGGATACAGGTGCTTCTGCAAGCTCTGCTCAAAATTTAAATCGTGAATCAGTTGATATGATTCGCAAACTTTCAAGAGTTAATGTAAATGACAGAAGCGTTCCTGGAGTATTGAGAGATTACTGGTCTATTAGAAATCAGATGGAATCAGTTGGTGGCGAACTTTACAATGTTCCAAAAAATTCTAGAGTATATGAAAATACTTTGATAGATTTGGAAAAACAATTAAAGGTTGGTCGCTTTACTCCAACAAATCCTCTTGATTTAAATTTCTTATTAAAGGCATAAGGAAAAAAGTGCATACACTTTTTTAAGTGTATGCACTTTTTTTATAAAGGTTATAAAATATTATGAAACCAATTGGTCCAAATGTTAATAGTTATGGAAAAGGATTGAATCAATGTGCAGATTTGTCTCCTCAAGAACGCTCTGAAAACACAGATCCAGCACCAGGCTTTTGTGATAGAGATCCAAAGAATCAAAATAATATAAATTCTCCAGCCGATTGGTTTGATGAGTTTCTAGTAAAGAATACTCAAAATGGCGTTGAAAATAATGCAGACCCAATGCAAACGGGTCAGATTGTAAATGATTTAGAAACACCAAATAGAAATACTGTTTACAGATATTCAAAATCAATTCGTGGAACTGATGAAGCTGTAATGGATTTGTTTCGAAATATTGTTGTTATAGACGAAGATGGAAAAGCACATCCTGTTCCAGTTATTTGGGCAACACAAGAAAGAGCTGTTGCAGCGGTTGTTCAACAAAATGTAAGAAAAGATGAAAGTTTGGTAGTTGATAGAATAAAGCTGCCAATGCTAGCAATAAGTAGCACTGGCTTTTCTTTTAATCAAGAAAGATATACTTATCATCAGGCTTTAAATTGGTTTAAAGACAATGAAGGAAAGCCACAATTTACTGTAAATGAAAAGTATAATCGTGATACAGTATTTGGTGTAGCAAGAGGAATTCCAATAGATATAGAGTATACTCTGTATGCTTGGACTATGCAATTAGAAGATATGAATCAAATATTAGAACAAATTGTAACTAAATTTAGTCCTATTGCATATATAAAAGTAAGAGGAGTGACTTGGGAAATTGGTGTTAAGCTTTCTTCGATTGCAAACAATCTTGAAACTGAGCCGGGAGATCAAGCGCTTAGAGTTATAAAATTTCAATTTGGTTTGACAGCGGAAACCTATGTAGGTCAGCCGATTAGAAGAGAAAAAGCTGTGTTGTCAACAAGAGTTGAGATTGTAGATGGGGCTAAAGAAGATGAGGTCACATCGATACTTACAAGAATTGAAGCGGCTGTGAAGGAGATAGGATGATAGAGGTAACAAATATTACGACAAGACCAGTATCAGTAACCGTGAGATCTTTAAAATCTCCTCGTCAGTTCACTATACTGCATATTCCTGCAAAGGGTGCAGGAAAAAATATTTTTTATTTAGAAGAAGAGAGAGCAACTGAATATATACAAAGAGCAGAACAAGTTGGTTTGATAAAAACTAGACTAGTAAATACAAAATTTGGAATAGGAGAAAAACATGCCAATACTTAAGGGTTTTCCACCTTCTAACACAATTAGCCCTTCGGTTAGAATTACTGAGAAAGACTACACTTTATTAACAGCCAATCCTTCTAGTCATAACATAGGATTAGTTGGATATGCTTCCAAGGGACTTTTCAATCAGCCTATAAAGGTATCTGATTTACCAAGTTTGCAAGTAGCTTTTGGCAATCCGCATGATACCGTATCTGTTCCTTATTTAATTTATGCTGCTCAGAATGCTCTTTTAACATCTGATGCTGTATACATTGTAAGGGTTGGTGATATAAATACATTAAGTCCAACCTGCGCCAAGAGTGCCGTTGTAGATGTGCCTTCTGCTGGTTCTCTTATTAGCACAACCGGATCAATAGCTGGTCCGTATACTTTTACAAATGATGCGTATTTTAGATGGTCATTAAATGGAATCGAGAGCGATAAGACATTAACTGTTCCAGCAAGCGTCACACCTTATACAGCAACCACTTTGTGTGCAGCATTAAATGCCCAGCTTGACGAACAAGTTGATGGAATTAAATTCGTAGTTAGCGGTACATCTGTTGCAATTGAAACAGTTTGGGCTTATGGATTACAAGCCAGTTTAGAATTCTTAGGTATTGAAAACGGTCTTGTTGGCGGAACCCCTTCTGCAACCCAAAACCTAATAGGGTTGGGATCAAGCATGACAGAGGCTATTATTACTGGTCAGACTGACAGATATCCTACTGGTGGTGCGACAGCAGGAGTTTGGGATTTTAGCAGCGGAGTTGATCCTAATTTCTTTGTAAATATTGTAGTAAGCGGAACCGACGTTACAACAATAGATGGAATTGTTCAAACGGTTAATTGTGCATCAGTTGCAAATGGAGGAGCCGGATTACAAGGCTCTTCTTTCGCAACCACAACATTGATTGTAGCCGCTTTAAATGCTTGGGCTTCAACAAATCTTCCTGGTGGTTTTGTTTTTGAAGCAGTTGCAGCAAATGGTGCTATTCGTGTTAAAACAAACATAGTTGGAAAGAATGCTAGATTATCCGTAAGAGGAACCGATACTTGGAATAGTGTTAGCGGTCCATTCCTATTGGGACTTTATAGCGGAACAGCTTTAGCTCCAACATATCCTTATGTTAGTGGAACATCTTTATCCGGAGCTTCTGACGATGTTGCAGCCGACACATTTGGTATTCTTACTGGACCTACTACAACATCTGACTATACATTCCAAGTGGTTGCAGACACAGCAGGTGTAGATGGAAATGACACTACAGTTACTATAACAAATTATGATGGTGGAACTTTTTCAATATCTGTTTTTGTTTCTGGTAACATGGTTGAAACTTTTGGAAATTTAACAAAAGTTTCAACATCAAGATATTATGTTGCAGATTATATAAACAGTCTTAGTAACTATATTAGAATTCTTGACAATGATTTGGTAGGTGCTCCTCCTGCCAACAACTCTACAGGTCTTTCATTATCTGGTGGTAGTGATGGTATTCCAACAGATCCAGATGAGTATGATGATATTTTAATTGGAAATCCTGCTTCAAAAACTGGTCTTTATGCGTTTGCAGATCCAGAAGAAACGCAAATCGATTTGATTGCAGTTCCTGGTCAATCTGCCACAGATGTAGTATTAAAAATGATTGATCTTTGTCAAAATTATAGACAAGATTGCATGGCTATTATCGACCCTCCAAGTGACTTTGCTCCAAGTGAAATTATTGCTTGGCAAAATGGCGGACATCCTCTTAATAAAATTAAGTTGGACACAGATTATGCCGCCTTATATTGGCCTTGGGTAAAAGTATATGATTCTTATAACAACAAGGACGTATGGGCTCCACCAAGTGGTGCTGTTTTGGCAACTTTTGTCAGATCAGATCTTAATGGTGGACCTTGGTTGGCTCCAGCCGGTCTTACAAGAGGCGTTGTTCCTGGTATCTCTGATACCATGTATAAGCCCAATTTAGCGCAGAGAGATTCAATGTATGGCAATCAAAACGCCATTAATCCAATCATAACATTCCCAGATTTGGGTGGTGCATTCTATATTTGGGGTCAAAAAACATTGCAAAGAAGCCCAACCGCTTTGGACAGAGTTAATGTTAGAAGAATGTTGTTCTATATCGAAAAACAAATTAAAGCTGTTGCAAAGCAACTTATTTTTGAACCAAATACAGAATCAACAAGAAATACATTTGTTCTTTTAGCTGGTTCTATTTTGGGTAATGTTAAATCTTTGCAGGGCGTTTATGATTACTTCATAAAGTGTGATTCAGAGCTTAACACACCAGATGTAATTGATAGAAACGAATTAAGAGCAAGAATTGGTGTCCAGCCAACCAGAGCTATAGAGTTTGTATTCATTGAATTCTCTCTCCATAAAACTGGATCGTTTACACAGAACACAGACTACTAATATTTAAGAGGAGATAAAACATGGCATATAATATGGGAATAGGGCAGCTAGGAACTTTAGCTGGACTAACACTAAAAAGAAAATTTAGATGGATTTTTGGCGTACAAGGCATTTGCATTGGCGGAAATAAGGTAGATGTTCCTGAAAGCTTTGTAAAGACTGCAAGCCGTCCTAATATTACTTTCGATGAGCAGGAAATTCATTTCCTTCATGGAAAGATGTTTATACCCGGAAAAGCTACTTTTGAAACAGTAACTGTAACATATTATGATGTTACTCTTGACGAAGGCGGAGATCCACTAAGACCTTTATACACATGGATTTCCAATGTTTATGACTTTATGAGTCCAGCAGGTGGAATAGTAAATCCAAGAATGGGTAAAAACGCCTTTGGTCCCAATGGATATGGCGGAACAGGTGTATTAACAATGCTAGATGGTACTGGCAAAGCTTTGGAAACATGGACTATGTTTGATTGCTGGCCACAGGCTGTAAACTTTGGCGAGTTAGATTATAGCAGCGCCGAAGAAGCAACAATAGAATTAACCTTACGCTATCAGTTCGCCAAATGGCAAGGCTATTGCAACAAAGAACCAATTGATCCATGCTTTGATACAAGTTGTGGCTCTGACATTGGCACAGCCTCGGCTGGCAAGGCTACGGTTCCTTCACGATACTCTGCCCCTTCAAGAGAGGGCGTTACAGCCGGAACTGCCGCAGGCGCTGTTGCTGCTGGTTTGTCAGCCGCAATCGGCGGGGTCGCCGGTCTTGTTGGTGGAGTTGCTGGTCAGGTCGCTGGTAGAAACGGTAGTTCAAATCCAACCTTCTAATTTTTACTAAAAAGATTTAGAAACCCTCTATATTAAATTAATATAGAGGGTTTTTTCATATATACACTACAGAGGTTTTATGGCAGGAATTACAAATTATCCTATGGGACTGGCATGGAGCGCAGCAGCCTGTTGTTTAAAACGAAAATTCAGATTCCTTTTTGAGATATCTGATATAACTTCTATTTACAATGGAACACCAGATTTTGGTGATGTTACTAAAATGATGCCTCCAGAAAGATCTGCTAGACCTGGAATTAGTATAAAAGAAATAGAAGCCACTCATTTGAATGAAACTATTTATTATCCTGGAAGAACAGAGTGGAAGCCTTTGCAAGTTACATTATTTGATGTTATGAGAACTAATCCAATATGGGATTGGTTAAATAATTTTTATGATACATCATCTGGTTCTTACAGAATTTCTTCAAATGGAATACATAATTTAAAAAAGGTTGCAAGAGTTTATATTTTAGATGGTCAAGGCAACGAATGTGAAAGATGGCTGTATTACGGAGCCTTTCCAACAGACATAGATTTTGGAGAGCTAGACATGACCGATACTGACATGGTTAAAGTTACATTAACTTTAAGATATGACAGGGCGGTAGCTAGCTATAGTGGAGAGCCTACTTTTTAATCTAGAAACTGATTGGCTCCAACAATATCTCTACATTTTTTCAGAAAATCATCTAGTTCTTTGGGTTTTATTCCTAGTAATCTGCAAGCGCCTGATTTATTTAATCTGCCTTTTTTTGTATACGCTTTGTTTTCAAACATCAACAAGGCTTCAATTTGTTTTGCAAGACCATTTGTTTCAAGCTTTTTAATAAGTTCTTGTTTTTCAATTTCTTCAATAAAATTATTCTTCATAATATTAATTATATACAAAAGAATTATCTTTTTTTATAAAATTCCTCTGTATAGCTATTTCTTGAATTGTTTTCTTTGCCTAATACTTCGAATCCAAGTTTTATTTTTACAATATCACCATATCTTCTTTTCAATTCATGATAGTTTTTCGCAGACCTCCATAGTTGTCTAAAGTGATTTAATATACATGTAGTCATGTAATTAAATGCCTTTCCTTTTTTTGGGTCAAATTTTTCTGATCTTTCAAAGCATATCAAAACGCCTTCTTGAACTGCGTCATCATCATCAATGTGACTAAATTTAGCATATCTAACAATATTATTACTTAAAGTATAAAAAGCCTGTGCCAAAATAGACTGGGCTTCATTATACTCTGTATTTGCTTCTTCTATTTTGTTGTTGCAAATACTTAAAGGATTTTTAATAGATTTTGCATTATCTTTTTGCCATTGAATTTCTCTTTTAAGCACTTCAAATTTCTTCTTCTTTCTTTGAGCATTTTGGTATTTTATAATTATTAATTCAAATGATTTATTATTTAAATATTCGCTTGACATATGCTCCTTTAAAAATTACAGAGTCTAATAATAATTAAGTATAGCTTTTAGATTTTACAAAGAAAACAAATGATAGCCTTGTATTTTGAAAACATAAAAGATATAACAAACAATTCTGATTTTGTTAGTAATAATGTTTTAACAGAAGATTTTAATTTTTCTTCGATTGGAAATTATAAAAATGTAAATTCTATATTAAAAATAAAATCAGAAGAAAAAATATCTATTTTAAATTATGATTCAAATAAATCAAATTTAATTACAGTAACAAGTAAGGGATGGGATATAAGAGAAGAAAGAATACTTAATAAAAACAAAAATCAAAGTCTAGAAATTCAAGATATAAATATAATATCAAAAATAAATCCTCCGTTTTTAAGTTCAAATCACGAAAGTCTAAAAAATTCTTTTACAGATAAAAATTATATAAAATTCATAGAAGATTGTGAAATAATAATTCAGAGTAGACAATGTTCTGTAGAAGATTATTTAATGATTTGTTATTATGCTGCAAATGTATATTATTACAAATTAAATAATTTTTATAAGAGTAAAGATTTGCTTTTGAGAGCTGTAAGTATAAAAGACACTTTTCACGAAGCATGGTGTGCTTGGGCTGATATTTTATTGGATACAAACCAACCATACAAAGCATTGGATTCATATAAAAAAACTATAGAAAAATTTAAATCAAGAGACTATAAAAATGATTATATGCCCACAAATAAAACAAGGGGATATGAATATCCCCTTGAAAAAATATCTGTTATTAAAGATTATAATAAAAATCAAATAGTATTAGAAAAATTAACCTAAATTATTAATAACAACTGTTACTTGGTCTTCATACCTAGAAAGAGTTATTTGTTTTCTTCCTTGTGCCAAAGATTTTAGTTTAGATTCAAGTTCATGAATACCACAGTTAATAACACTCCAATTGTTCAAAGCTTGGGCTTGTTGAGCTTGCTCTTGTGACCTTCTTGCTTCTTCTGCTTGAGCAGCCATTGCGGCTTGCTCTTCTTTTTGTTGATTAAGTTCTTCCTCAGTTGGGGCTGTCTTTTCTGGGAAGTATTCTGCAACTATGTTGCCAGCTTCATGCAAAATCTTTTCATATAATTTTGCATTACATCCGCAACTAGGATTTGCTTTAATCTTCTCTAAATCTGGACCAAGGCTTTCTGGGAGCTTGGCAATAAATGCCGGATCCTTTAAAGCTGTCTTGATATCTAAAATACTAATTGTCTTTGTTGGCTTCATCATTTTTTAGTACCTCTTTTAAAACCCTTCCGCATTTAGGACATTTAAAAAAAATCTTATTTTTACCAAAATCAGTTGTCTGCTTTTTATTTGTTTCAATATCAATAAAAGGCAACTTATTCTGTAATTTTGGTCTTATATAATATTTTAGTAATTCCAAATCATTAACAGAAATTTTTTTTCCACAATATTCACACCAGAAATTGCTCATTGTCTAAGAATCGTATTTGCCTCAAGATAGGTGAGGAAATACGCCCAAAAATAAGACAGACAAGATCCAGCACAACCACACACAAAAACATATCTCAAAGTTGTCCAATCAATTAAAAACATATTTAAATCAGAAAGTAAAAACCCACAAATAACACCAGCCCAAAATCCTGTGCATTGATAACAATCTAATGCTGATAAAAAGAATTTTGGAAGAATCTTTGCAAGAAAAGCTTTTACTGGCTTGAATATAGTTCCATCTACAACTATTTGGGTAAATCCTATGCTTCCAAAAATAAAAACTACCGTTTGAAATAAACTATTCATAAGTGTTTTAGGCGCAGGAAACCCCTAGCTCCGCTTCGGGCTAAGGGAGGAATGCGCCCCTCCTAGGGTTAAATTTTAAAATGACCGTTTTTGTTGCTGCAAGCCAAGAACGGACAAACTTGTATGTATTCCCCTTCGCTACTGACGATCACAGAGGTTGCAAACTAGAGGAGCATTCGCAACATGTTTTTAGGTTACCACACCCAGACCGTTCAGTTCGGCATTTCTGCCATTAGCTAGTAAACCGTTTTAACCTTGTAGCCAAGAATGGTTAGTCCTTAGCATCCAAAGCCCCTAGTTCAATTTGAGCTTGCTACGCAAGCGACTAATTGACTAGGGGTAGTTTACTTCCAAAGTGTTACTCCTATATTATTTCCTTTTCTATAAATAGAAAGGTCTATTAAATTAAAGTCATCTGGTAAATCTTTTTCAAGCAAATCAGTTGTTGTTTTTATATTAAAAATTGTTTTCGAAATATCTTCTGTAATAGTGACTTCATCATTTAATATTTTTGATATAATTTTCATATCATCTTTTGATAAATATCTAAGCAAATCAAATACAGCTTGTTTTCTAACAAATTTCATAGATATAAACTGATATCCAAAATTCCAATTATCAAATATATGTTTTAAATGGGGTAAAGATTGTTTGATTTGGTTGTTTTTAAAAATAAATTCTTCTACATTTTTAAAGTTTAATATTGTAGGCATCAAACTATTATAAGAGTAGAATCTACAACGGAGAAATAATATGAGTGATGATGTTTTTAGACCGCATGTTCCAGGCGTACAGATTTCTGGTAATATTCCTCCAGATTTGGCTTCGAAGCTTGGAAGAAATCCTAGGGTTTCTAATACTCAGGATTCAAATCCTTCTATTCCTAATGTTTCATCTGAAAGCCTAGAAGTACCTAATGGTTACGCCCCCAAAATAATGAATGCCAATAGTGGTAATGGTGTGAATTCTGATTTTCAAAATTTGATGGATCTCTTAAGAGGTCAATCTGGTCAATTTGAAGAAGTCGTTCTTCCGTCTTTAGGAAAATTTTATGATGGAACGGATGGTCCTTCAAATGGAGTTTTAAATATTAAGCCAATGACAGGAGAAGAAGAGCAAATTTTGGCTACTCCTAGATTTGTGAAAAAGGGACAGGCTGTAAACATGATATTCAGCCGTTGTATAAAAGAATCATTTAAACCAGAAAACTTCTTGTCTGTTGATAGAACCTTTCTTCTTATTTATTTGAGAGGAATTTCTTATGGTTCTGAATATGAAGTAGAAGTAAAGGATCCAGATTCAGACAGAAAGTTTACTACAGTTATTGATTTGGATTCTTTGCCAGTAGAAAGATGTCCGCAAGATTACGGACCCATATTGACAGAAAAGCTTCCAAAGACTGGGCTTCGTGTTACATATAGGCTTTCTAGGGGTCGTGATGAAACCGAACTTCAAGAACATCGTGAGCGTAGGCTAAAAATAAATGGCGATACTGGTTCAGATGATACCCTTCTTTACAGAACCGCTCAACTAGTCGAATCTATAGAAACAGTTTCTAGTAAAAATGAAATTATGGCTTTATTGCGTAATCTTCCAATTCAAGATTTATCTTATATTAGAAATTTGGTTACAGATCCTCCTTTTGGTGTCGATACAAAGGTTACAATAATATCTCCAGTTTCAAGCGAGGAATTCGAAATTGAATTGCCACTAGAGGCAAATTTTTTCTTCCCACGGAATCGGAAGAAGGACAAAACCCAAGCATAATATTGTGGAAGAATCTCATGGATGAGATTTTCTTCTTCCAATATCACCTTAAAGTAAATAAGGAACAATGGGGTAAGTATCCGATTCTGGAAAGAAGATATTTGATAGAAAAATTTCTCGAACAAAAAGAGATGGAGCAGAAAGAAATGGAGAAGCAATCAAAATCGAAAGGTAAATAAGAATGGCTGCGGTAAAAGAAAGATATCAAAATCCAGTTATAACAGACACAGTAACACTTAGGCTTTTCGTTTATAATAGCAACAACTTTGCAAATGTTGACAGTATTGAAAAGGTTGACATATATGCAATCGAAAAAGGTGCTACTGAAAATGATTACGACAAAAGAAGATTAGTAGCTACCATACCAGGTAATCTTGTTTCCCAAGATGGAACTGGCTCTTATTATGTTTCTGTATTACTAGATGACACAATTTATACTATAGGAAATTATGTTGATGTATGGACCATGAAAATGGTAAATACTTATAATGAAGTTTCTGAAATAACTAATTACTGGACTGTTTATCCAGATCTTTGGTATACAGCTACTATTCCAGTTGTATATGACTTTTTATTTCAATTTAGACCAACAAGATTACGCAAGGGAAGTAAAAGATATATAATAATTCAGGTTACTCCTAATGTTCCAAAAGGAACTGATTTACAAAGATATTATGAAAATTTGGCAATTATAGGAAACATGTTTGTTAGTATTGTTCAGAAAACAGGAGAATGCCTTCCAGAAGAAGAGGATTTAAGAACTGTTGCAGATAAAGTTCCTGTAACTTTCCGTGAAAAAATGTATGGATATTATCAAATTGATACCGCAGATATGGATATTGGAATTTATGATATTTGGTTTGAACTTGACTTAGGCGGTAACATTTACCTATCGGATCGAAATCAGTTTCAAATTTTTAATTGATCTTTTTTAGCAAAAAAAATACTTTATAATATAACCTCGGCAGGAGGATATAGTATGTCATTTGTTTCTCTGGAAAAATTAGACTGGTGGTTTAACAATAATCAGAATGTATTGTTTTCTGGACCTCATGGGGTAGGCAAAACCAGCATAGTAAAATCATGCTTTGAAAGAAATGGACTAATTCTAAATGAAACATTTTTATATTTTAGTGCTTCTACCTTAGATCCTTGGGTAGACTTAATAGGCGTTCCAAAAGAAGTTGAGAATGATAATGGCGAACTATATCTTGACCTTGTTAGACCCAAAAATCTTTATAAAGGCAATATTATTGCCATTTTCTTTGATGAATATAATCGCTCTCCAAAAAAAGTTCGTAATGCTGTAATGGAATTAATACAATTCAAATCAATAAATGGTCTTAAGTTTCCAAATCTAAAAGTTGTCTGGGCAGCAATAAATCCAGATAACGAAGATGTATATGATGTTGAAAAAATTGACCCAGCACAACTAGATCGATTTCATGTAATGAAAGAAATTCCTTATGCTTGTGATAAAGAATTCTTTTACAAAATGTTTGGAGAAGAAATATCTAGCCCCGCAATAGAATGGTGGAATGAATTACCAAAAACTGAAAAAGAAAAAATATCTCCAAGAAGATTGCAGTATGCTCTAGACACCTACAAACTAGGTGGCGATTTACACGACATACTACCATCTTCTTCAAACATAACAAAACTCATATCTTCTATAAGAACAGGCTCTATTGAAAAAAAATTAAATTTACTATTTTCAGAAAATAATAATTCTAATATAAAGTTGTTTTTTTCAAATGAAAATAATCTCACTTCTTCTATACCTCACATAATAAAAAATATCGATTACATGGATGCATTTCTTCCTGTTTTCAACAAAGAAAGACTTGCAACACTTATGACAGAAGAAAAATCTATTCTTTCTTTTGTTGTTAATAAAAAAAATATAGAAAAGCACAACACTTTCAAATCTATAACAAGAGATATTTTATCTGCAAAATCTAATAATAAATTAAAAAATATGATAATAAAAGAATTCGCTAAGGAATCTCCCGAAGGTGAGATTGTTTTTTTTGAACCAACAAAAAAAAGAACAGGACAAGGAATGATTGAAATTTTATCAAAAGCACATTCGTCTCCATTAACAATGTTCGATACAAGTAAAAAAATAGAAATATATGAATATGTTTATAATAATACCGTTATAGACTTAACAAAAGAAGAAGCAAATAGCATACTTGTTTTTTTAACAAGACTGCTGGGGGATTTTCAAGCAAACGATTTGTATTGGTATAAGAACATTGTGTCTTACATAAATTTTTTACTTTTAGCTATTGAAAATCAGGAAAAAGATGATATTGATTTAATTAATTCATTGTCTAAAAACGAAGAAATAGAAGCCTTTATAAAAAAATTACAAAGAACTTCTTTTTGGCATGACTTCTATCAAGGCACAAAGGCATGAAAATATCTTTTGATGAATATAAAAAAATATTAGATTCACTTCAAGATTACCATGCCGTATTTTATAACAGTTGGAGAATAGGAACTCCAATATTTTCCGATTCAATTGAAACCGCCTGTGTAACCTTTGATGCAGATGGCAATCATGTTTCCTTTCTTTTTAATCCAGAATTTTGGAATTCTTGTACAGAATACGATAGACTTTTTGTAATTTGTCACGAAATACTCCATGTAATTTTAAATCATGGTAAAAGATTTAAAGATGCAAAGAACAAAAAAGCTTCCAATATTGCTATGGACATATCAATAAATCATTCTTTGATTAATAGATTTGGATTTGATAGAAAAGAATTGTCAATTCAAAAAGATCTCTGTTGGATTGATACGATATTTAAAAACATAATATCAACCGAAGAAACAGCGGAATTCTATTATAACTTACTAAAAAAAGAAGATGATTTAAAACAAAAATCTATAGATGATCATAATTTTTTAACTGAAAAAGGATTCTCTGATTCGTCAGAAATTATAAAAAATTTAGATAATATTTTAAGCGATGAAGAAAAACAAAATATAAAAAATTACTTAGACAAGCATGATGCAAAACCCTATGGAATAGACGAGGGATATGGGGCTGGTGGCTTGTTCCACATTGCCAGCAAAAAAGAATGCCTAAAACCCAATTGGGAAAACTTAATTAAAAAATATATAAAATTGGTTTATAAACAAGAAGAACATGATTCAGATCAGTTTGTAATAAAAAATAGAAGATATAATTGTGTAAATAAGAATCTATTCATTCCTTCTGAATCTACTATACAAGATTTTGTTTTTTCAAAATCTAAAATTGATTTAGTATTTTTTTTAGATACTAGTGGAAGCTGTTGGAATTTAAAAGATAGATTTTTTAAACTAGCGGAATCTTTGCCTAAAAAAAAATTTAATGCTAGTCTTTTCTGCTTTGATACACTTGTGTATCAAACAGATATTAAATCAAAATATATTTATGGAGGAGGCGGAACTAGATTTGATATAATTGAAAATTATATCATAAAAAATTATGAAAAATATCCAGATGCTGTATTTATCATATCTGATGGCGAAGGAACGCAGGTGGATCCAAAATATCCAGAGAGGTGGTACTGGTTTATACAGAATTTCAAATCATGGAATTTTGTAAAATCTATGATGGATTCTCTTTTGCCTCCGGGTTGTCAGATACACGACCTAAATCATTTTCAGTAGGAAAGAAAAAACCATTTGGCAGTGTAAGCAAATCTTTTACAGTTATACAACTCCATTCTCTATAGTTTAATTTATATTCATAATTACCAGTAAGATCTTTTGTTTTTATAAAAGCAAGCCAAGGCTTTCTATCTTTTTTCCAAACCAACAGAGGTGGTTTTCCACATCTTTTAGCATCATCTTCTGCTTGTTCTAAAAAAGAATCTAGCTCTGTGTTTCCTCCCTGAAATACAGAATTCATATCAATTTTTGAATATCCTGTTTTTGACTCTATGCAAAATCTAAAACCCTTGGGACAACATATGTCCCCTGTCAGAGTTTCTTTTGCGTGAGAAGGCATGTTAGCAACTTGACCCCATCTGTTTCCAGAACCAACCGAACGAGAAAATGTTTCTGTTAAATAACTAAACCTTAAATTAAGTATTCCAACAACTTCCCTCTCACCTCTTTTTCCCTTCATGTTGCCATTTTTCTTTTTAGATTTATTTTTAAACTTCTCTATATGATAAGTTTCATCAAAGTCATCAAAATTCATGTTCCGCCTTTAGATAATACTATCTTTTAAATTATTCATCCTAATAATTATATCATCCATATTTTCTATTATTTCATCTGATTTTATATTAGAAAATTCATTTTCTTTTATGTAACTATTAATTTGCTCAGACATCTCTTGCATCTTATTCCACACATTAAACAAATATGTTTTATTACTATGTTTTTTGTCATTTAAAATAAAATTAAAAGCATCAATATTTGTTTTTTTACACTTACTAATTCTTATATCAAAAGTATTATCTTTAAAATTTTTAATTTTAATTACATCATAAGGATTGACTTCAAAAAACTTAGGTTGAGTTTTTATTGAAAAATTATTTTTTTTAAGAACAGATAAAGCATTTAAATAAATCTCCATAGTGCTAAAAAATATTATCTGACCAAACTCCTCTCTCAAATCAGCAACAAAAAGAGGTCTATGTTTATTTCTTGTAATTACTAATGTGTTATAACTTTCATTTTTTTCTGCATAAGCCCATGCAAACATACTGTTTTTTGTAAAGGAAAGAAGCAGCTCAATATTTTCTGAAATATCTTTGTCTTCTCTGTCCAAGACTCTAAGAATTATTTCTGAATCACAATCGCTTTCTACATCAAAAAACTTTTTTAATAGTAAATATTCTTGAGAATTTATAAGACCATTATGTATAATAGCTTTATTATTGCTTCTGTTGACAAATGGATGATTGTTTTTATTATCAGAAGGAACTCCTATTCCTACAGATGCTGCTCTGCAATGAAACAATCCTATATTTAATTCATTTTCCCAAAGCTCTTCATATGCGTTTGTTTTTATTAAATTTGTTGATAAACCAGGTTTTTTTTTATAAAAAACATTATTGTTTTTATCAACACAATAATATCCAGCGGCATCAATACCACGAACTTTAGTTTTATCAAAAAGTTCTGTTATTAATTTTTTTGTCTTATTTTTATCAATAGGATTGCCAATAAATCCCAATAATCCACACATATTTTTTCCTAAATTGAATTGGGATTCTGTTGCTCTGGGGCAGATCCGATTGGAGACACTGCACTTGAATCAAAACCAGAAACAGGCTGTACTGCAGGATTTATTTCTAAGTCTTTTGGTTTAGTAGTGTTGTCTTTATTTGAACTTAGTCCAGTAGAATCATCTTCTGGAGTAACTCCAAGATCATTAATTGGAACACCTAGCTTTTCTAATATTCCTTTTAATCCTCCTTCAACACTATCTAATAAATTTTCAGTACCGTTTTTTTTATCATTTTTAGGATCTAATTCTTTTGATATAGCAACACCAAGATCTCTTAAAGTTTCCATATGCTTTTTGTTGTCTGTTGCTAAATGACCTTTTATAATCGTTTTAATATCACTTACTATCTTGTCCAACTCCTTTGATGTCATCTTTGGACCAAGGTCTTTGAAATCATTTTGAAGATTCGTTACAGATGTATATATTAAACCAATCTTGTCCCCTAACAATTCAATGTTTTCATTTAATATAAAGTTTTTAAAACTAATTTTTTCAAATGACATGTTAACCCACTTAATTAGAACTACTAGTATTTAGTAATTCAAGTTTCTTCTTTGCAGCATTTTCTACCAATCCAACAAATAAAGGACTAGCTGCGGTCAATCTAGATTTGAATTCTGGGTGAGCTTGAGTAGCAACAAAATATGGATGAACAGATTTGTCCATCTCCATAATTTCAATAAGATTCGATTCTGGATTCCTTCCTGATACCACAAAACCTTTTGAAGCAAATTCCAACCTACTAACCAATTCGCTATTAACCTCATAACGATGACGATGTCTTTCGGATATGTTCTTCTTCTTGTAATATTCACTTGCCAAGGAATCTTTTGCAACCTCACAAGAATAAGATCCAAGTCGCATTGTACCAGACTTTTTCTTAATAGATTCTTGACCGGGAATAAAATGCACAACAGGATGCGTTGTGCTCTTGTCAAATTCTTCAGAGTTTGCGTCTTCCCAGCCTATGCTTCTGGCAAATTCAATTACAGCACATTGCAATCCAAGACAGATTCCCAAAAATGGTATCTTCTTTTCTCGAACATATTTGATTGCTCTTATTTTACCTTCTACACCACGACTATCAAATCCTCCAGGAACGATCAGACCATCAATGTCGTTAAAAAATTCCTTAAGACACTTGGAATCCTTGCAATCTTCTACCTGTGCAGCGTTAATCCATGATATATCAACTTTTACATTTTTATTTACAGCAGCATGAAATACAGCCTCTTTAAGACTCAAATAAGCTTCATCAAAGTTGTCATACTTGTTTAATATTCCAATCCTAATTGTCTTCAAATCTTTATTTCCAATATATTTTTCAACTAAGTCCCGATACTTGTGAATCCTAACGCCATTTCTAGTCAAATGAAACTTATCTATAATCAAATCATCAACATGCCTATTGTAAAATTCAATTGGGACTTGATAAACAGTAGGAACATCTGGTGCTTCAAATACCGCTGAACGAGGTACATTTGTTATATTTGAAATCTTTTCCATAATCTGATTTGGAATCTGCCTATCTGTTCGACAGAATAATATCTCAGGTTGCAAACCACTGCTTTGCATACTTTGAACGGCTTGTTGCAAAGGCTTGGTTTTAAATTCCTTTATTGTTGGAATCCAAAGAACAGGAGCCACCAAAGAAACAATTACATCATTGGCATTCTTTTGTTTAAACTGCCGTATTGCTTCTAAAAATGGATAAGCCTCTGAATCACCTACTGTACCTCCAATTTCAACTAAAACTATATCTGCGTCTTTTCCTAAGTCTTTAAGCCTGTCAATTATCTTGTTAGTAACATGAGGAACAACTTGAACAGTCTGTCCCAAATACTTGCCTTCTTCTTGCTCTTGTATTATCTCTTTATATACAGTGCCAGAAGTTAATATATTCTTAGAGCTAACTTGACAACCAATGATTCTTTCATAGGTTCCCAAATCAAGATCTGTTTCACTGCCATCGTCGCACAAAAACACCTCTCCATGCTCTCTAGGAGCAAGGATGCCAGCATTTGTATTCAAGTAAGGATCAAACTTAATAGGGACTATTTTTAAGCCTCTAAGACTCAAAAGAAGACCTAAGCTGGCTATAGACACGCCTTTACCTGTACCGCTTATTACCCCACCGCAAACTACAATGTATTTAGCCATTTATTAATCCTTGAGTGATACCTTAAAATACAAAAAAAGCGGAAGCCATTCAATAGCTTCCGCTTAATTTAAATTAGTTTGTTTTATTTTAAAAAAAATCAAACGCTAAAATCGTCTGTTTCTTCAAAAAATTTGCAGCCTTGGTGTTCAAATGTTAAAAGACCTCTTCTTGGACTGTGTCTGTTTTTGCAAACACCCCAATCTTTGTCCAAATGACCTTCTAATTTCAAGAAATGCTTGCAATTATAAGAACAATCAGGACCATAGTCTTCTTCTCTAGACCTTTTGCCCCAAGGCTGAAAATCTGAATCCAACTTTATTAAAACCATATCTAATTCTTTACGCTTTTCCATATTAGCTCTCGCAACTTGTACAAGTCAAAATCGATCTGGCAAATTTTTGGGCTGCGTTCACGGAAATTTGATAATACAAACCCTTAATGCCCATTTTCCAGCCTTCAATAATCAAAGAATTAACATCTTTGGTTGGAACAGAAGGATGAATCATAAGGTTAAGACTTTGACCTTGATCAATATACTTCTGTCTTTGTGCTGCCTGAATCATAATCTCTTTAGGACTAATTTCAGCAAAAGTCTTAAAGACATTCTTCTCTTCTTCGGTAAGACATTCCAAATGCTGGACGCTTCCGCCATTCATAAGAATGCTCTTCCATACTTCTTCAGTATCATGTCCCTTCGCTTTCAAAAGCTTCTCAAGCTCTGCATTCTTGATTGTAAATTTACCCTTTTGCAGATCCTTAATGTAATAGTTGGCTCTATGAGGTTCAATACCTTCAGAAACCTGTCCTAAAATAAACGAAGACGATTTTGTAGGGGCTATAGCAAGAAGAGTAGTGTTTCTTCTGTCGTATCCTTTGCATACTTCTGGTTCACCATATTCTTCTGCTAGCTTTGCACTGGCTTTATATGCAGCTTCCTTGATGTTTTTTGCAATTTGAGTATTATGGAACTTGGCTTCCATACTCTCCCAAGGAATCATCTTGCTTTGTAAGTAACTATGCCAGCCAAGCCAACCAACACCAAGAGCACGATGCCTTTCGGCAAATTTAACAGCCCTTTCCATAAACTTAATATTTTTGGCTTTTTCAATAAATTCTGTCATTACAGCATCAAGAAGATAGACAAGAAGCTCCACGGCATCTGTGTCTTTCCATTCATCATAATAAAGAATATTCATACTACTTAAATCACAGACAAATGATTCGTCTTCATTGTCTGGTAAATATATTTCATTGCAGTTGTGAGTTATTACCCCATTGCACACCCAAAGATTTTCTTCGGATTCTACTGTGCAACAGTATACATCTTCTTTTCCAACATATTCAATTGATTCAATTTTATAATATTTTTTTGTATTGTTTCTATATTCACGGCTGTCTATTTCAATTCCTTTTCTAGAAAGGAATCCAGTATTTTTTTCTATTTCCAAAGCATCATTTTTATTTCCTACTATAAGTCTCCAGCAATCTTTCACATCGAAATACTTGTGACCACCCTTGCCATCCGGCAATAGCTGCTTTCCTGCTTCACACAAAATACGAATAGACGATTGTAATCCAAGATTTGCATATAAGAGTTGCAATTGCTTTAAAAAGTCTAAATTTATATTCGCCAAACTAATAGAAATTGGCTCTCCTGCGCTGCTTGCTTTAAAAACGGTTCCATCTGCATATAAAAGCCCCCGAATATATTGCCAAATAGTTTCCTCATTTGATTCAAATATCCATTTGGGAACAATTCCTTTTTGGAAATTTAATGCTTTTTTCAATGTCTTTGCAGCAAGCCGTTTCTTTGCTACGGTGCCATTTGAAACCACACAATCATGAAAAACAGCAGCTTTTCTGCCACGGCTGTAAGACATGCCATTGGGCATGGCAATTTCGTATGAATCACATCCATATTTTGTATGTATATTAGAAAATTTATTTTCAACTTCATCAATTAAATCAAAATAGTTTTCCCAAATATCAAGCATAATTATATCTTCATGCTGTGTCCCATCTGCTTGGTATAATCCCAATAGAAATGCTTCTTCTTGCATGTCTTTATTGCCAAACAACCCTTTGTTTGTTTGAATAGCTACTCTATCTCCTACTTTTAAATCTTTACATTCTTTTACAACAGAAACTTCTTTGTGGTGATTGTTGTACTCACTTGTTAAAACTTTGTGATAAGATGTTATGGTATGTGACATTCCATTAGACAAATTAATCTTGAAAACATCTGCATTTTTTTCTACAAGCTGCATAGCAGAAGCATTTACAACTTTTTTATTGTCAAATAATTTAAGGGCTCCTCCTTGTTCGTACAATTCTTTTGCTGAAATCATTCCCCTGTCACTTATAACAATTTGATCTCCAGAAACACATAGGTTACTATGTGTAATCTTTAAATTATTTTCTTTATAGCAATCTGCTGTATTATTATTTGCATTGTCTATAAATGTAATGTATGGATAACCAAAATTTGCTCTCATTTCGAGAACTTTAGCCCAAACCTTTCTTTTGTCTGCATCTCCATTAATCATTTCTTCCATCCAATAGTCTGGAACACAGACACCATATGACAAATCTTGGATAGCGAAACCTTCTGTTCTGATTTGAAGGAATTCCATAATGTCTGCATGGTCAATAGGAAGGTAGGCAGCAAAGTTGCCACGACGAGTGTTTCCACACACCATAACTCTATCTTGATATCTAACCAAAAGCCTACCCTCTGGCACTATAGCACAATAAACTTTTCCTTTGTAATATTCTTCAGTTTTATTAATTGACTCGCCCCCTCTGTAGGAGTTTTCGCTTATATTTATACAATGCAAATCACGCCTGTTGCCGTAGGCGGGGCGAATTCTAACTCTGGTTTTTAAATCAGCCAATGCAGCAATTGCTTGAACAAGATCTATATTTGTTTTATCTATGCTTGAATATGTAATGCATCCTCCATGAGATACACTTCCATCCCAACAAGATAATTCCTCAATAAATTCTTGAGCCCAAATTCCATTTATTTCTTCAATTCTTACCCATTCAGAAAATGTTTTCTTTTTGACAGATTCTTCATATTCAAAATTAATACTAATTGTTTTATCTGGATTGGTTTTCTTTTCGTATTTAATTCCAATATCGTTTAGGATTTTTTCTAAGCGTTGAACCTTTCTTTCTTTAGCAAAATGAAAACGAATTTTTCTATTTGCGTCATCTTTTCTTCCATCCGCTTGATATGCAATCCTAAGTCTATCAAAATTGCTTAGACCATCTCCTTTGCCAGCCCAACCAGCTAATGGAATTCTATTGTCTCTATGCAGATTTAAATCCTGTGCTTCTACAATTTCAGTATTGGATGGCCAATAACGCTCCCTGTCTTGCATTTTTCTGCGGCAAATAACCATGCGATGGTTAGGAGTCACCTTGATGGAAACAGAATTTTCAGTCTTTTTGCCAGAAAGACAAATTAAATTTCCTTCAAAATCATTTACAACCATTTCATATTTTTCAGTAAATGAAACATTATTAAATTCGTCAAGTTGCGCCAATTTATCAGTTGCCAATACTTCTCTAAAATCTTTAAATCCATTATTTGTTAATACTTCAGTTCCTTCTATATAACAACTGCCTTGGCTAACAATTTGAATTAGGTTTTCAAACGCTTGCATAAAGTGAACAGCACCAGAGCTTTCTCCGTTGTTTCTGATAGATGCTCCTCTAGGTCTTAAGTTTCCAAATGTAGCAGAGGTTCCTCCACCATATTTGGTCATCATAGCCACTTCTGCCCAAGTATATGCAATAGATTGCATAGAATCGCTTATTGACGATCCAAAACAACTAATGGGCATTCCTCTTTCATTGCCAAAGTTTGTCCAAATAGGAGTGGATAGGCTGTACCAACCCTTTTGAAAGTTTTCTTTAAACTTGGCAGCAAATCCCGGTTTGTTAAGCAGCTTTTCGGCTGTATTGCAAATCTCATCAACTCTTTGATCAACAGTTTGACCGTCAACCAAATAGTCTCTTTCCAAAAAGATGCGAGAAAGCTCTGTTAACCATCTGTAATCTGACATTAGAATAAATCCTCCGATGTGCATGGTTTAGAAAACTTGCTATAAGTAACTGGTTTTTTATGGAAGAAGTCTGTGTTCACTTCGGCATGTATTTCATCTTCGAACCATTTTAACTCAGATACCTTATCTGGATCAACATCAAAAACCTTTTTGCCTCCTACCATTTCAAGACTTGCGTTAAATCTGTGTTTGATATATTCTTTTACATTTTCTTTTGGCAGGAAAGACAGTTCTCCGGCTTCGAAAATCCAATCGATTATCTTGGATTCTGCTTCATATGCTTTTTTGCAAGCTCTATACAGTTTGTTATAAAATTCTTCATTGAACCAATCGGGAAATTCTTTTTGAATAATTTTAATTATATACACCCCAAGAAGAGCATGTATATTTTCTTCAAGTTGAGTAGCTTGAACAACATTATCAATATCTTTTAAACAATTCATATACTTGTTAAAAGATTTTATAACTAAAAACTGAGAGAATAGACTAACATTTTCTATGAATATGCTAAACAAAGTTAAAGTTAAAGTATAATTTTCATCGCTATTATCAGAAGCGCCTTTCAAATATTTTGTCAAGTAATCAACTCTACCTTGAATAACAGGATTTTGTAATAGTTGATCAAATTCATTATTCATTCCTAGAACTTCTAGGAGATGAGAATATGCATCTGAATGCCTTACTTCTGATTCGCCAAATGTTACACCAACTTGATCGAATTCAGCTTTTGGAAACCTTTCGCCAAGTTTAGTCCAAAATTTCTTAACGCTTATTTCAATTTGGGAAATTGCAAGCATTGCATTCTTGAGAATGCTTTTTTCTACATCGTTTAATTTTACATTGAAATCTTGAATATCACCTATAAAGTTCCATTCGCTAACAAGCCAATAGCTATGAGATATTGCGTTTTTGTATTCTGTAACTTCTGGGTATTCAAAAGGTTTGAAAGCTACTCTTTTTTCAAATATATTTCTTTTAGAAGACATTGTTCCTCCGAGTGGCAAAATTTTCTGGGACAGTTATCTAGTCTTGGGACTAAAATTTTAACCGAACATCTATGCAAATTCAATATTAAAGATAAATACTATATGGAAAACATAGACGATTTTTTCTATGAAGAAAAAAGCAAGTATCATCAAAAGTATTTGAAAAAACCAACGCCTTCATTTAAAAATGGGTGGAAAAATATAAAATTACCAGACTTTCCTGCCAATAGCAGCAAAGAAACTGAAAAAGAAATAAAACACCTTAAAAAACTTATAAATTCTGTGACTTATTCGCAAAAAAGAAGGATTTTGGAACAAGATAGTGCCAAACATCCATTTGAATTAAAGTTTTTAGATATTGTCAATCAAAAAGATAAGAAGTTTTTAAAAGAATTTGACAATGTTACAAGTCAAGTTTTTACGATTGTTATATATTTCAAAGACAAATTTAAAAGGTTAAGACCTGAAAAGATCGCAAAACTTCTTAAAATAGATTATCCAAATATAGTTACCGAAACTGGTGTTACGCCATCTTATCCTAGTGGACATACTGTTGCTTCATATTTTATAGCAGAATGGCTTAGTAATAAGTTCCCCAAATACAAAAAAGAATTATATGATTTTGCAGAAGAGTGTTCTGAAAACAGAATGAGACTAGGGGTACACTTCCCTTCTGACATTGAAGCTGGGAGACTTTTGGCAAAAGAGCTTATGAAATATTACAAGGACGAAGGCTCCTCTGGATTTAAAGAATGGTTAGATTTCAACTAAGGTTGAAACGCCATTTTTTAGTTCCAAATGAATTGAATCTGAACTTTGAAGAGCATCGAGCAAATCGTGATGATGGGTAATCAACCAAACTTGTTTATCTTTTGCAAGTTCTTGAATCATGCTTATAATTCCATTCACTCCTTGCAAATCGATATTCGATGTTACCTCATCTAAAAATACTAAATTAGGAGTCCTTCCAGAGTTTAAACTCATGATATGAGCGAACGATTGGCTCAAAGCTAAATTTACACGTCTTTTTTGACCGCTGCTTAGTGCGTAGTATTGTATATCATCTTTAAAAGAAGGTGCTTTTAAGATTGTTTCTTCAAATTCATTATTAAAATTAATTTGCATATTTCCTTCGATAAGGAATTGCATCCAATAATTTATATTATTGTTTAAAGCGGGTACAATTTCATCTATAACATATTTGCGAATTCCGGTATCACCAAAAGCTTGGCTCCAAAATTCAAAGTATTTTGTTTTAGAATTTAAGTTGCTTATTTCTTCTTTTGCAATTCCCACTTCTTTTCCGGTATTTATGAACTTAGTTTTTGCTTCATCTAATAGGGATTGATAAGGATCCGTTCCTTTTATTTCTAGGCTCTTATCTTTAATTTGTTCTTCTAAAGTTTCTTTCTTATTTTCATAAGCTCTGATCTTTGTTTCGGATTCTGGCTTTTTAACTTGTTTATATGTTTCTATTTGAGAAACTGCGTTTTTCTTGGTATTTACGGCGTTTGCAATACCTGTTTTTAATTTGGCAATAGTTTCTGCGAGTTTAGTTATAGAATCATTGAAGACAGATAGTGATTCATTTTTTAATTTAATTTCAACAATTTTTTCTTCTGTTTTAGTTTTTAATTCTAAAACTTCAGACATATGTGAATCCAACATAGATTGATAATTGCTAGAATCTATTGTTGAATGGCAATGATTGCACTTAACTCCTGGCTCAAGGCTTTTGAGTTTGTCTATATTTTTTGAAATATCAATTATTTGTTTTGACAGTCTGGATTTTTCTTGTTCCAACGAATATACTTCGTTGTCAATTGCACCTTTGGCTTGTTTCTCAGAATCGTATTTTTTCTGTGTTGATTCCAAAGCTGTTTCTGCTTTGTTTTTTAGATTGTCGGTTTCTTCTATCTTTTTCTCTAGCTCTTTAATCTTGTCTTGTGCATCAAGATATTTCTTGAGTGATTCATCATCTTTTTTCAGTTTTTCAATTTCTGCATTTATAAGCAGAATTGTTTGTTCTAATTTTTTGATTTCATCTTCTTTTGTCTTCTTCCATAATTTTTGCGAAGATTCAAGGGATTCTATAGATGATCTTGCGTCTTTTAGTGTTTGTTCAAGGTAAGACAAGTCTTTATCTTTTACTTTTATATTTTCTTTATGTTCTTTGAGCATCTTTTTCGTATTTTCATTATACGAACGATATTTTTCCAAAGACAATAAATTTTCTACAATCTCTCTCTTTTTTGCGGTATCGCATTCAAGAAAAGATACGGAATTATCATCTGTAAACACGCAGATATTTACAAATGTATCATAATTAAGACCGAGAATGTTCTCTATTTCTTTTTGTGTTGCTGGCATTCCTCCTAGTGTAATTTCATCGGCACCTTTCCACAAACGCAATCCATCTGGTTTTCTAGTGCGAATTACCTTGTAATCATCCCAGCAAACTTCAACTTCCATTTGTTTGGAAGTGACATTGTTTATAATGTCTACCTGTTTAATCTTTACTGGATTTTTTACTGTTTTACCATATAAGCCATACACTAAAGCATCAATTATGCTTGATTTGCCAACACCATTGCTGGAGTGTTTATTTTCTTCGCCTTCATCTTGTATATCTAAATTTCTGCCATTAATAACGACGACATTTCCATATTTTTTAAAGTCAATTTCTATTCCATCTTTGCCATAGCAAAAGAAGTTTTTAGCTCTAACTTTTTTGAAATCGATCTTCTTCACTTTAATTTCCTTGATATCGAGTTATTTGAATTCCCAAATCAATTAATGTTTGTTTGTCGAAACCTTCTGGCGAAACTTGTTCAACATATCTTTGAATTAATTTGTTTTCATCTCCCAATATTAATTTAGCATCTGTAATTTCATGTTCTTGTAGTTCTTTTGGTTTTTGTCTAATTTGAAGGGTTTCAACTCCAAGGTCGGATATCTTTGATTCAATAAGTTTTTTCTGGTCTGGAGTTATATCTTCTTCTTGGATATAAACTACAAAACCATTCTTTAATTCATCTTTGTTTACATTGTCTATTTCAGATTGTTTAATATAAAAATGTTTGGGGCTGAAGTTATTTTCGATATATTTTTTATCATTTGTTTTAGTATCGAGCAAAATAATATGTTTTTGTTCCCCTGCTTCTCCAAAAGAAAGCTGCAAAGGGCTTCCTATGTATTCCATGTTTGGAGCAAGTTTTTGCGCTCCGTGATAATGTCCAAAGAAAGAGTGTTTGTATCTTTTAAATAAAGACCTGTCGATCTTTATCATATCTCCGTCGTGTTCAATGGCTACATCGGCTATTGAACCGGCAGAATTCAATTTAGCTCCATCAATTGAAATGTGACCTAAAAGATACTTTTTTTCTATATCTTTGTGGTTTAATTTTTCTAGTTCGTCAATAGGATTATGAGTGTATGGTAAAAAATGCCATGTTGAATCAAATACTTCCAATTCTTTAGTTTCGGTTACTGTTGTGAAATTTTTAAGAGATTCAAAAGGAAGAATGCTGTTAATGCTTGCATTTTGAGAAAACCACATGTCGTGATTGCCAAGCAGCAACCAAGTTTTAAAACGATTTTTTTCATATTTCTTGAGAATCTTATAAGTTTCAACATATGTCAAAGAGTCAATCTTTTGCCTTTCGTGCAAAAGATCGCCTCCGAACAATACTGCATCCACATTGTTTTCAATTGCTTGTTGGAAAACCCAATCAAGAGTTTTCAAACAATCTTGTAATCGTTCATTCCTCCTTTTGTGGGGATGAACATGTATATCTGAGAATAAAAGTATGTTTGCCATACCGTTCATTTTAGGACGGCATTAGAATAAAACCCACACAATTAAAGTTTTTTTGCTTGTTTCAAAAGTTTTTCTTCTTTGCCAAGCTGGTCAACCCAAGCCTGAAGTAGTTCCCAAGGGTCGTTTGAATCTATTTTTTCTGCTTTTGTTGTTGGGGAAGTAGTTCCAGATAAGCCACCACCACCCAAATCTGTAGGAGATCCACCTAAATCAGGTGGAGGAGCGCCTCCTGCTGGGGCACCGCCCATTCCCAAATCAGGTGGAGGAGCGCCTCCTGCCGGGGCACCTCCTGCCGGGGCACCTCCTGCTGGAGGACCGCCTGGGGGCGGACTACCAGCTCCGCCTGGTGGTGGCGCATCTGCTTCTGTCAATAATATAAATTCTTTGAATGTTCTCACATTTTATTTATAGAATGAATACATATTTTTGTATGATTAATTTTAATGAATGGAAAATTTTGAATGAGGAAGAAAGTAAAATTCCTCAAAATTTAAACCAAGCTCCGATTCTCACACCAAAAGATGTGAAAGCATTAAAGCCTTTATCTGTAACTCCAAAAATAAAACCTTGGAAAGCAGGAAAAGAAGAAATTACGAAATACTGGAAAGCTTTGGCTGGAAACCTGCCTCTTGCTATTAGTCCTATTCCATATGATCATGAAGGAACTACAATTCAAGAAGATGGAATTCGTATTACCGGATCCAAAGAGTTTATAACAAGTGTATTGTCTAGATTAAAAGACTTCTTAACATTCGAAAATCCAAATGACAAACTAGTAGTATCTTATCGCCAATCACCAAAAAGTTTTATAAAAGGAAATAAAAACAGTTATAGCTTTTACTTACAAGTAAAAGAAAGAGGAAAAAGAAATTAATTCAACATCAATATAGATTTGCTTTCTTCCAATAAATTTTCTGTTTTAATTATTGATTGATCTATTTTTATTTTTAAATTATGATTCTTATCAACCATACTTTGCATTTTCTTTTCTAAAATGTCCATAATTTTTACGACTTCTGCAATTTTTTCGTTTGACATTTTTTCCCCTTACTTTTTGGAGCATAATTATTTATAATCTCCGGGGTTCTTTTTTCAAACATTTGGTATTTAAATAGGACAAACATGACTAATTTTGATTTGACCGCCGAACAGCAGTCTGCAATTGATTTTGTGACAAAAAACTGTGTTAAAAAAAAGCAAGTCCTTTTGGGAGGTTTGGCTGGCACAGGGAAAAGCACTTGTTTAGTAGAGATATCACAGAATTTTCCAGATTTTGCTGTATGTGCTTTTACAGGAAAGGCTTGTAATGTTCTGAGACGAAAGGGTCTTAGAAATGCCGCCACTATTCATTCTACAATATTTGATGTTATAGTTGGAGTAGACAACGAACCAGAATATACTTTAAAGCCTAAGCATAAACTTGGATTTGGCGGTTTTATTGTAGATGAAGCAAGTATGGTAAGCGAAGAGCTTTATGATGCTCTTTCTTATTACAAGATTCCAATGATTTTTGTAGGAGATCATGGGCAACTTGAGCCTGTTGGAACAAAATTCAATTTGATGCAAAAGCCTGACATTAAATTAGAGAAAATACATAGAAATGCCAATTTTATTGCTAGGTTTGCCCATCACTTGAGAGATGGCAAAGAAGCCGAAACATTTAAATGCAAAGATGAAACTGTAAAGATTGTTCCAAGAAAATCTTTGGCAGAGAAAGATTTACTTGGAGTAGATCAGATAATTTGTGCTTTTAACAAAACTAGAGTTAGCATAAATTCTTTTGTAAGAAAAAAACTTGAGAAAAAAGGTATTATCGATGAAAACGAACGAATAATTTGCTTGAAAAACAACAGGGAATTTGGTATATTTAATGGTATGCAAGTCATTGTGGAGAAAGTCTTTAAGAATAAAATACGTTTCCGTGATGACAATCAAAAAACTTTAGATATACCAATAGAACTATCTCAATTTGGAAGTGTTTCTTTGGCAGAAAACGCTAACAAAGATCGCAACAAAGGGTTTTTTGATTATTCCTATTGCATAACAGCTCACAAAAGTCAAGGCGATGAATTTGATAAGATTTTGGTAATTGAGGAAAAATGTGATCTCTGGGATTCAAAGAGGTGGTCTTATACTGCTGCTTCAAGAGCCAAAGAAAGCATTATCTGGGCAAAGTGAGAAAGTTATGGCACATATAGTAGTAAACAATGACACAAGTGTATTGACAACAAACAATCAAGAATTGTTGAAGTTCCTTTTTGAAAATTTAAGATTTCGGGACAGATCGTATTTCCACAACCCAAGATACAAAGCAAAGCTTTGGGATGGGTTTACAAACTTTTTCAATAAAAATAACGGCAAGTTTTTAAGCGGATTACTTCCAGAAGTAATCGGTTCTTGCAAACATTTTAACGAGCCAGTAACTTTTACAGATAATAGAACCAAAACAAACTTTGCAATACAAAACATCGATAAAGACTTTTTTAAACCTTTTACTCCAAAAGGTGAGAAAATAATAACCCTTGAAGATTATCAAGTTGAATTAGCAAACCAAGCAATTAAAAATAAAAGAGGTATTATATTCGCTCCCACATCAGCCGGCAAAAGTAAGATCATGCTTTCTATTCTTAAGTGTTTGCCACCAGACACAAAAACACTAATTCTTCAAAATAGAAAAACTCTTGCTGCACAAAACTACGAAGAATATGTAAACTGGGGGCTTCCAAATGTCGGAAGAATCTGGCAAGGACATAATGAACCAAATACATTTACAGTTTCAACTGTGCAAAGTATTGAAAAAGCAGAACATATATTAAAAGATACAGAAGTTTTACTTGTTGATGAAATACATGATATGATGTCTGCCGGTCCTAAGAATGTTTACAGAAAGCTTAAAAATTGTTCTATAAGAATTGCCGTTAGCGCAACTCCATTCAAACATGGAGAGAAAGATAAAATTCAAAAATTTTATGTCAAAGGATTTTTTGGTCCAATATTTAAAATTCAATCAGCCCAAGGTGGTGTTCTAACTACAAAAGAACTACAAGATAGAGGAAGGCTTTCTAAGAGTCATTGTACTTTCCATACAATAAAATCACCTCAACTAGATTATGAAGTTTACATCGATGCTGTAACAAAGGGTCTTGTAGAAAATGATGAGTTTCATAAAAAAGTGGTAAATCTTACTTTTGACATGAAAGGAAGAACTTTAATTTTGGTAGAAAGAATCGCTCATGGAGACATATTAAAAAATTTAATTCCTCATGCATATTGGGTAAAAGGACAAGATAATAACGAAACAAGAAAAGATGTTATTGATAGACTTCAAAAATCAGAAGAGTGTATTGCAATAGCAACTCATGGAATTTTTAATACAGGTATTAATGTTTTCGTACACAATTTGATAAACGCCGCTGGTGGACAAGCAGAACATCTTATTATTCAAAGAATGGGCAGAGGATTGAGAACTGCCGAAGACAAAGACATATTAAATTATCATGATTTTATATTTGATATAAATCCATATCTTTATAAACACAGTAAAAAGAGAGTGAAGATATTAAAAGACCAAGGACATAAAGTTGTAGTCTTAGACTAATCTCTTGTAGATAGCAATCTAGCTATATTAGAAACTGTACAGTTGCTATTTGTTAAATCTAAGCATTGATTAATTTGATCTTTAGCATTTTGATCTGAATTTGTGAAAAAATTATTTCCTCTAATTTGATTTGTTATAGTTTCTATTTCTTTTTTATCGTAATCTTTAATTTGTTTGGTATCAAATTCTTCGCCTTTTATGTTCAAGGTATGCAATATTTCTTTTAAAAATGATCTTGCATCTTTGTAAGACGATGGTTTTTCTTTTTCTTCAAGCCAAATTTTAAAGTTTTCCATGATAAATATATTTATGAGTAAAGATTTTAATTTCAAAGAGTGGATTTCAAAGACTCCTGAAGATATATATGGATTTCCATCATTGCTACCAGAAAAAAAAGACAGAACACCGCTTTATGAACTTGAACCATTAGAACCAATTAAGGTTTCACAAATTTTAAAAGAACTTATTAATTTAGGAAAAATAGGAACTAGAGAACCAAATGCTTTATTTGAAAACAAAATAGCCTTTGGAACCAATGATGTGGGAAGGCTTATTGTAGAAGTTTCTCCATATGGTTCTTTGAAAATAATTATTAGAAGAATTATAAACAATTTACAAGGAGAGAGTGTAGGTGTTTGCAAAAAGATTATACCGTTAATTAATGATTACAATCATATAAGTAATACAGACAATAGTGAAGAATACCATATAGCATATGATTTAAATAAATATTTAAATAAACTTGATAGAGAGTCTTTGGAAAAACCATCTAACAAATATGAAGGGCTAAGACATCTTACTGTCAAAATGGCTCAAAATATGAGAATAAAACATCCTGCTGTAATGATTTACAACGGTGTTGTTCAAAATAATGAAAATTATTATACTATTTATTTTTCATATACAGGAGAAGGAGTCGAGGCTCCAGATCATCAAAGAGTAGAACAATTTAATGTAAATATTTCATATGAAAGTGATTTGGGATTAATCAGATGTTGGGGCAATGAAATTACGAGTCCTGTTAAGGGGAGAAAATGGAATTTAAAACCAAGTGAATGGGATGAATATTTTACGCCTTCTCAAAAAGATGAAGAAATTATCTACGCAATTGCAGAAGCTTTTTCAACTTATTAATTCATTGGCAAAATACTTATTATACATGTCTTCAATTAACTTTTTATTATAATCTTCATATTGCTTTGTATTGGCAATGTCATGAAAATCCACTTGTGTTTCTTTGTCTAATTTACCAATCCATTTGCTACAAAAAACGTACAAAGGACTTATTTTTTTAATAATAATATATTTTAAAATCTCTCCTCTATTTTTAATGAAGTTATCAATAGAATAATCATCTTTAAGTATATCGCTTATTGTTTTTTTTGTTTTGTAAAATTCAGATTCAAGTGTTGTTTCGACAATTGTATAAATTGCTTTTGTGGTATTATTTGCAACGGCTACTTGTTTTTTCCAAAACAACCATCGATTCATAGCTTTTTTTCCATGCAAGCAATTTGTATCTACATTTACATTTTTTCCAGTAGATTGAATCTTTTTCAAAACTTCTAATTGAGCACGAATGTATAGAACATATTGAAATCCTTTAAATTGATGTTTCTTTTCTCTTACAAATTTTAAAACATTTTTAAAAATATAAGTTTTTCTAATATCACCAGATTTTCCTCCTATTTTTCCATGTCTGTAATCAGGAAATATTTTATTAGATAATTCAAACCACCAACATAATAAATTATAAGCAAGAGTTTCATCTTGAGAATATTTGTTTTCCATAGGAATTCTTGGATCGTATTTCATAGTTCTCTAGTTTAAACTTGAATCAGAATTAAACAAGGCTAGAATTGTTTTTGAAGCTAGTAAGTAGGGTCAAGTGTCTACCCGAAACAGACTGGCACTTTTTGAAAAGTTTAAAGTAATTTAAATTAATCAAAAAGCAAAACCTGTTTGGACGGAACCCCCTGTTGAACCCACTATGAGCTACGGGATCATAGTGAACAAACAGTAGATGAGGTGTGCCTCACTAAACCAAATGGCTGGTTGTTAACATCTCAATTAAACTTGAAATGATTTAACATAGTGATGGTTAGTAATCTACATAAAAAGACACGTTAGTTTTATCTAGAGAATTTATTCTCTAGGCGAAATTCAAGAGAAAGTTAAAAATTATATAGAACTATTTGTTCTATATTTTTTTAACTTACCCCCCTTGAACCAGCCCCCCGGTGCGGACTGAAAGTTATATTTAATGTAATTCCATAAAGTACAGTTGTTTTAGATTTTCAATTATGTCAAAATTTTTATCTTTCGGGGGAATAATTGATGCAGAGTATGGTTGAGCTTACCCAGCAGATGATTGACGAGCTTGCCAAGGAACAATTCTTGTTTTTGGAATGGGATCCAGAAGATCCAGATTCAACAACCCGTGTGAATGTATTTGTAAAGATAAAAATATATGGTGTCAAGGGTTTTAATTATAATATTTCTGTTAATGTTGATAATATGTTTACTGTCTTGAGGCTAATAGAGAGTATATTTGAATACAAGAAAATTCCTGTAATTGGTTATAATTTTAAAACCTTGTTTTCTCTTTTTATGAGAATTACAGGAAAAATTTTGATTATTAAAAATTTATATGATCTTTACTGGTATGAGTCGTATAAATCGATTTTAAGCTCGAAAGGGGACATGGCGAGGGGTGTAGCCAATTTAAAGGCTTTCGTGACGGATAAGCAAATTTTGGGGCTATACAAGAAGGTTTATCTTCCTTTGATTGCTCTTGCTGTTCCATCTATGGAATCATTTGGTTTGAGAAATGACGGAACATCGACCAAAGTATATCCAGAGTATATTATTGAAGGTCAAGAAAATGGGAGGCTGTCATGTGTTTGTTCTAAGAAGAACACTTATAATCCTCATACTTTGAGTAGTGAAAAAGCCAATTTGAAGTTTATAAACAAGTATAATTACTTTATACAGTATGATTTTAGGAATATGGAAGTGGCAGTATTAGCAGAGTTAGCACAGGATGAGTATTTACTTGAGATCATAAAATCTGGAAAAGACGTTTATAGTTGTATATTTGAAAGCATAACTGGTATTTCAAATTTAGAAAACTCAAGAGAGCTTGGTAAAAAAATGTTTTTACCGCTTATATATGGACAGACAGCGAACAGTTTATCAAAAGTCTTAGATATATCCTTTGAGCAATCAGAAAATTACATTCACAAATCTAGAGAGATATTTAAAAATTCTTTTATTTATGTTGAAAGATTTATGAATGATGCTAAGGCTAATGGTCAGTGCAAGGATGTATTTGGTCGTGTAAGAAAATTAGATGATAATTTGTTTTATAAAGCGAGAAATTTTAGTATACAATCTCCTTCCGCTTTGATTTGTTTATATTATTTGGTAAAATTATATTGTGGACAAAAAGATTTATTTTCAATAGTGTTTAATGTACATGATGGTTATTGCATAGCAACTAAGAAAGAAACATCAGTTGAAGCTTATGTTATTGCAAAAAAAATACTTGAAAGTAAAATAGATGTCCTAGAAAATCTTGAATTGAAGACATCGGTGAAAGTGGGAACATCATTGGAAAAAATGATGACTGTAAAAAGAAACGAAAGGCAAAAAACATGAGTTCTATATATAAAAATTTTCCAATCACTTCTACAGAGTTTACTAAACTAGAAAAGAAATTTGGACAATTATGTTATTATGCTGCTTGGCAGCTTACTAGGAAGAACTCTAATAATAATCATCAATATGATTTAGATGATTTTCAACAAGAGTTGATGGTTGCCGTGTTGAGAGCTGGTTCTTATTACAAGAGGCAGCTATTTTTGGATTCTTGTTTTAAATTATTAATTGAAAAAGATTTAGACAAAGTCTCACAGGAGGTTTTGCAAGAATTAATAAATTTATGGAAGAACAGAACTCGTCATGGTGCGAATCGGCAAAAGTTTGGTGATTATCAAGAAGATATTTTGGAAAACTTATGTAAAGCTTATTTAAAAAGTAAAGAAAGACCTGACAAACAAGAAGACTTAAGATTTGACACTAAATTTTTTACTTATTGCAAACAAATAGTATGGAATGCTCAACGCAATCTTGGTAAAAAGATAACTCGGGAAAAGCCATTGAGAGGCGGACAGGTTAGTCTGTCTGATCATGATTATTTAGTTTATGGGTGATGTTTGGAAAATCTCAACGATAATGAGAAGAAGATACTTGAGGGTTTAATACCATCAGATACACCCAAAGTTAAATTTAGGTGGGATGACAATTTTCAAAGGCGTATATTGGGATTGATACTTACAGATAGGTATTTTCTTGTACAAGCAAGACCATTAATTGAACCTAAATATTTTTCAAATGAGGCTCATGTTCTTATTTGTACTAAGTTGTATGAGTATTTTGAACAACATCAAAATGCCCCAGAAATATTCTTTTTGCAGAATGAAGTAATGTCTGCTATTAAAGATAAGAGTGATGCTGTAAAGTTATATTATAAAAATGAATTAGAAAATATACTAGAAGCTTTTATTCCGTCTCCAGATAGCAGAGAGGCTTTGTTAGATAAAATATTAGCTTTTGCAAAGATGCAGTCTTTGAGAATTGCTATGGATTTGTCACAAAAGGATTTGAAAAAAGACCCAGAAAGTGAAGAGATTTGGACTCAAATTTATGAAAGATTCCAAGTCGCCATGAGCGTTAATAAAAACTTTGATGTTGGATTTGAGTATTTCAACGATGTGAATAAAATTTTTGAGGATTTGGATCAGCAGGTGGACCCCAAAGACAGGTTTACTAGCGGTTTTTCTAAAATAGATAACAGCTTGGCAGGCGGCGGTTGCAAAAGAGGAGAAATATATTCTTTTATTGGATTGCCTGGAAAAGGAAAATCTTTGTGTTTGGTGAAGGCTTCTGTTGCAAATGTTAAGGAAGGTAAAAAAGTTGTTTATGTTTCTCTTGAAATGTCTGCAATAGACATTGCCAAAAGATTTACGAGTCAATTTTCTTTAGTTCCACATTCGGACATAGCAAAAAGAAAACAAGAGATTATTGATTTAATTCACATTACCACGAAAGAGTTTACTGATAAAAATTTGTTTGTTATCAAGCAGTTTCCATCAGGTACTTTGGATGTTGCTGGTGTTCGGTCATATCTTGATCAATTAAAAATGTATGGATTTCATCCAGACTTGGTTATTATTGATTATCCCGGCGAAATGAAAGATGTTCCTGGTATTTCTACATGGGAATCAAAATACAGGATAATGAGAGATCTAAGAGGATTGTCAACAATTCACAATGTTTGTATGTTTGTGGCAATTCAGCCTAATAAAGCTGCTGCCAGTCATACTTTGGAAGAGTTTATTGATGAGTCTGCTATTGGTGGAAGCTTTGATCAGGTCAAACCATTGGATGGTCTTTGGAGTATTAATCAGACAAATGATGAGACCACAGCAGGATATGGTCGTATATTTGTTGTGAAGCACAGAAATGGTAAAAGTAAATTTGCTTTTCCGATAAAATACGATCAAGAGACTTTGCAAATATTTGAATCGAATGAAGCGGAATATAGAAAGTCTTTGCAGAATGTTTATACAAACAAAGCTGACGTTGCTAATATAGATGGAAAGCAGCAGAACAAGAACAAGATTGCGGAAATTAAAGAGGAGGATTTGGATTATGCTGAATAGCGAAGAGTTTAAAATTGGCGACCAAACATATGTTCTTGATCCTGATAATTTAAAATTTACTGATGCAACACTGAATCAGTTTTTTGAAAAAATATCAGGGATTACAGATTACATAGGCGCAGCACATGCGAGGGCTATGCGTAATCATACGCTTCTGGAACACGCTTACAAACAAAAGTATATTGAGAAATACAAGGAATTGAAAGAACAAGGAAAGAGCGATAAAACAGCAGAATTGTTTTCCGAAGGAGATATTGAAGTTTCGGTATTGAAAGAGAGGGTAATAAATGCAAAATATGTCAAAGATAGGATTTACGCTCATCTCGGTGCTTTGAATAGTGCAAGAGATGATGCTCATAATCGTGGGCACATGCTTAGAAAAGAAATGGACAAGTTGAATATGGATGTTCTTTCAAGTGGAGTTTGAGGATAAAAGCATGGAAGGTTTAAAAAGAGGCGCTGTAAGAGCAGATGGAATGGTTCTTGTTCGAAGAAAGAACGGCGTTGAAATTTGGGGAACAAAAGAACAGCTTGATACATTGAAATTAACAAATCAAAAGTACATGGAAAAAAGAAGAACTGAATATAGAAAGATTTCGAAAGAAAAAAAATGGAATATTGGAGATTATAATCCTCAAAACGGATTATATTTTATAAGAAGGTCTGGAAATTTAAATTGCATATGGGGAACAAAAGATAGATTAGAAAAATATAGAGAGCAAAGAAAGTTAATTAGATTAAAATATGTTGACAACCTAAAAGAAAAAAAGATTGATGTTAGGGAATCTTATGGTATAAAAAGAAGAAGAGGAGATATTGATCCTATATTGAATAAGATTTTTTGGAAATATAATTCAACTAGTGGCAAGGAGATGTGGCTTAATAGAGAAACATATTTAAAAAGATTGGCAGTGGAGAAGAGAACAAGGAATCTGCTTAAGTTAAAGAGGATTTAGAACCATGCAGGAAATTGAATATTGGGAAGATGTAGATTTGGCAAGGCTGCAAAAATCTAATGGTCTTGCTGATAAATGGCATAAGTACTTTGGAATTTCTGAAAATTATAAATTCAAGTTTTTCATAAATATGATGAAAAACAAAGAAGAATATTTGGAAAAACTACCTTCTGAAAAGCAGGATGAGTTTAAAAGCGATTACAAGAATATGTTTTATGCTAAGTTGTGTGAAAACGCAATATTGAAAAAGTATTATTATTTAATTTTATATTTAATTAGAAAGTTTCAAGTTGATTCTCAGTATCATGATCATTATTTGGATTTAGGTTTATTGTCTATAAGACATTCAATATGGTCTTTTCTTGATATAGAAAAGAAGAGTGGGCTTACGACATATGTTTATGCAGGTATTTTCCGTAGATTTATGGGAGAAAAAGGCAAAATTATTATTAAAACAAAAAGGAAAAAATATATTAAAATTAAATTTGCTTCCGAATTAAAATCAGCAAGCAAAGATGATCGTTGTGGTTTTGAAAATGTTTTGGCTGTTGCACAAGAAAGCGTTTCTGAATTAGAGGAATTAGAAACAAATAGTGTTTTTAGTGAAATAATTGCTTCGGCTAATTTGGATGCTGATGAAAAAGTTCTTTTGAATTTGTATATGCAAAGGGATAATATTCAAAATAATTGGAATTTAAAATATTTTGAATATCATAAACTTAAGTTTGGTAAAAGCATTACCAAGCAAGCTATTTATAATAAATTATTTAAAACACAAAGAAAAATATGGTCTATTTATACTAAAAAGTTTAATTTGCCTTATCAAGATGATAGATTAAGATTTTTAAATAATTCTAATACTAGAAAGTCTAAAAAATATATTGTCTAATAGGTTTTTAGAGCATATATACTGTGATACAATATGGACGAAAAAACCAAGTTTGATAATTTGCCTAAAACAATTATTTGTGATATAGATGGATGTATATTTAAACATATGGGAAACTTATGTAATATGCATTTAGAAGAGTCTGTTTTGCTAAATGGTGTAAAAGAAAAGTTTGATGAATGGGATAAGAAGGCGTATAGAATTGTTCTTTTGACTGGTCGTAGAGAAAGTATGCGTGAAATTACAGAAAAACAGCTTAGAAAGAATGGTTTATTCTGGGATGTGCTTGTAATGGGTGCGACTAGGGGAGAAAGAATTCTTATAAACGATCTTAAACCTTCATTAGATGTTCCAACAGCAAGTGCCGTTAATCTAATAAGAGATGAAGGTTTAGGATCATGTCAGCATGTTTAATACTTGCAGCAGGTATTGGTTCGAGAATGGAAAACCCTGTTATAAACAAGGGTTTGTTGCCAATATCTGGAAAAGCAATAATAACTCATATTATAGAGAATGTGGATTGCGAAGAAATAATTATAGCTGTTGGCTATAAGCAAGAACAGGTAAGAGATTATTGTTCTTGTGCTCATCCTAATGCAAATATAAAATTTGTAACAGTAGACAATTTCCAAGGACCAGGATCTGGACCTGGTTATAGTATGTGGTGTTGTAGAGAATATTTGCAAAAACCTTTTTATTTAGTTACAGCAGATTCTTACTTGGGAGGAAAGACACCTTCTTTGGATTGTGATTGGATAGGCACAGCAAAAGTACCAGATTTAGAAAACTATGCTACTTGTAATGTAGATGAAAATGGAGTTGTTGTTGATTTTAAAAACAAAGTCAAAGAAGATTATTTTGAATGGGCTTTTACTGGAGTTTTGGGCATAAAAGATTATGAAGGATTTTGGAAAAGATTTGAAGAATATAAAAATTTAAATCCAGATAAAGAAGTCGAATTGGTAGGAGCTTTGTACAAGCCTTTTTATAATACTTTATATTCGAAAAATTTGGATTGGGTAGACATAGGTAGGAAAAGTTTATACAACGAATTTTATTTAAAAAGTAAAAATTTTGCTGAATACAACTTAAAGAAAATTGATATTGAAGAATATATTTATAAAATTAATGACTATGTATTAAAAATTACAACAGAAGATAGAATAGAAGCAAAAAAAAAGAGATCTATTAATTTAGAAGGTCTAATACCTGAAATTTGTTGCCATGAATTAAAAAATGTTTTTTCTTATAAGTTCGTAGAAGGAAAGACTTTATATGAAATGACATCCTTTGAAATATATTCAGATTTTTTAAAATGGCTTGAAACCAATTTGTTTAATCGTCGAAAAGAAGAGCCAGTTGATTTTAAAAATGCATGTCTAAATTTTTACAGAAAAAAAACATGGAATAGATTAAGGTCTTATTGTCAAAAGAATAAAGTATCTATGGAAAGATATTTTACAATAAATGGAGATAGATTTAATATAGAAGATTTATGGGAAAAAATTGATTGGAAAAGGCTTTCCGAGAATGGAATTTGTTATGCTTTTCATGGTGATTTAAACTTTGGAAATGTTATTTATACCAATAATAAAAAGTATGTTCTTATTGATTGGAGAGAAGATTTTAGCGGTAATAGCAATGGCGATTTGTATTATGATTTAGCAAAGTTATATGCCGGAAGTCTTGTTAATTTTTATATCGCAAACGATAGGATAGATCTGGTTGCAACAGAAGGACATGCAATCACAACTAGTTATTGTAACACAGCAGAGTCTGAAAAATTTAGATCTTTTTATGAAGAGTGGATTAATAACAATAATTATGATTTGAAAAAAGTAAGACTTTTGGCTGGGCTTATTATTTTGAGTATGTCTCCATTACATCCAGGAGCATTTGGAGAATATTTATTTTATTTTGGTTTAAGCTTTTTAAATAACAATTTATAGGGGATTTATGAGTCATTACCTCAAAGAGTGTTTGTGTTGCCAAGGTAAAAACCTAACTAATATATTGAGTTTAAACAGCCAGCCTTTGGCTAATTCATATGTTCCTGTTGGCGAAAAATTGGAAGTATATCCTTTAGCTGTTAATATATGTGATAATTGTTACCACATGCAGCTATCCTTTATAGTTGATCCGGATTTGATGTTTAAAAATTATCTATATGTTAGTGGAACTACACAAACACTAAGAGATTATTTTGATTGGTTTGCCAGAAAAGCTGCGTCAGAAAATCCTTCTGCAACAACTGTTTTGGATATCGCTTGCAATGATGGATCCCAGTTAAATTCTTTTAAAAATATTAGTTATGAAACATATGGAATAGATCCAGCAGAAAATTTATTGGAAAGAAGTATTTTAAATGGACATAAAGTTGTTTGCGATTATTTCACAAATGATTCTGTTGAAAAATTGAAGTCTAAATTTTCTATAGATAGTATTGATATAATAACAGCACAAAATGTTTTTGCACACAACGCAGATCCTTATGGGTTTTTATTAAATTGTAAAAAGCTGATGCATGACGATAGTAGTTTATATATTCAGACATCTCAGGCTACTATGGTTGAAAATAATCAGTTTGACACAATTTATCATGAGCATGTTAGTTTTTTTAATTTAAATTCTATGAAAACCTTGGTTGAAAGAGCAGGTTTGTATTTAAATCATGTTGAGATAACAAGCGTTCATGGAAATTCTTATGTTTTTAAAATAGGTAAAAAATCAAATCCTGATTCTTCTGTATTAGACCGATATGAATATGAAAATGCAAAAGGACTATTAAGTCTAGAAACTTATAAAAAATATTCTAAATTTTGCAAGGATATTTGTAAAGATCTTAAGAATGAAATTAAGAAGTATAGAGAAGAGGGATATGTCGTTGCAGGATACGGCGCTGCGGCAAAAGGTGTTGTGTTGATTAATTTTGCCAAAATACATTTGGATTTTGTTGTAGATGATAATGCTTTAAAGCATAATTTGTGTATGCCAGGAACAAAAACATTGATTTATTCTCCTCTGCATTTGAAAGAGTTTTCTGATAAAAAAATGGTGTTATTGCCATTAGCATGGAATTTCTTTGAAGAAATAAAACGAAAAGTAAGTGTAATTGTTGGAGATGATAAAGTTGTGTTTTTAAAATATTTTCCCAAGGTAGAAGCATGTTAAAAGTTTTACTACTTGGTTCTAATGGTTATATTGGAAGCAAGTTTTATACAGATTATAAATTTGATTACAAATTTTCTTTAATTGATTCTTGTTGGCATGATGAACCATTGTTTTCAAATACAATTCAATTAAATTATAAAGAATTACCAAGTTCTTTTATTCAAGAATTTGATGCAGTTGTATTATTGGCAGCACATAGTAGTGTGCCAATGTGCAAAGGAGATTTTTTAGATTCATATAAAAATAATGTAGACAATTTTGTAAACTTAGTATCAAAATTAGATAAAAAACAAAAATTTATTTATGCTAGTAGTTCTAGTGTTTATGGAGTTGTAGATTCTCCTGTTTCTGAAAATCATCTTTGCTTTGAAACATATGAAAATTATGATACGCAAAAAATTATTACTGATTTAATAGTTAGCAAAATGGGATTAAAGTATTATGGTTTGAGATTTGGAACAGTAAACGGATACTCTTCACACACAAGAGATGATATTATGTTAAATGTAATGACTAAATCAGCTATAGAAAAAGGCGAGGTAAATATATTTAATCCAGATACAAAAAGACCTATTTTAGCAGTTGGAGATCTAAGCAGAGCAATAGCAAAAATAATTAACACAGATTCTGATAACTTTGGCATTTACAACCTTGCATCTTTTAATTCAAATGTAAAAGAATTGGGTTTAATTGTTTCTAATTTCTTTAAAGTTGATTTAAAAGATCATGGAGATAATGGAAATAAAACTTATGATTTTGCAATTGATTCAACTAAATTTATAAATGATTTTGATTTTGCTTTTGAATATGATGCTGTAAAAATTATAGAAGAATTAAAAAATAATTATAGTAACATAAAATGGACAAGTAGAAAATTAAACAAGAAAGAATATATCTAGTATTATGAGAACTGTTATAATGCATTTTTATAATGAAGAATATCTTCTTCCTTGGTGGTTAAAACATCATAGGAAATATTTTGATCATGGCATATTGATAGACTACGACAGTACAGACAATTCTGTAAAAATTTGTAAAGACATTTGTCCTACTTGGGAGATTGTTAAAACAAGAAATGCTAACTTTGATGCTATACAATTAGATGCTGAAATTATGGAGATAGAAAGAAGAGTATCTGATTGGCGTATTGTTTTAAATACAACTGAATTTTTAATAGGTGACTATGAATGGTTGTATAAAACTCCAGAGAGCAGATTTGTAGTTAAATCTTATATAATGACAGATCCAATTGATTATCCTGAATATAATCCTTCTTATGATGAGGATTTGTGGAATAAAAATTATTATGGATATTTTGACAACACATACAGAAAAGGAAGATTGATTAACAAAAATCCAAGTAGTTATAGTCCTGGTCGTCATTTTACAGATTACAACACTGATAAATTGTGTATTTTGTGGTATGCATTTTCACCTTGGAACGATAGAACAAAACAAAGAAAGTTGCAAATACAAACCAGAATACCAGAAAGCAATTATGCTGCTGGAATGGGATATCATCACAGAACAAGTTTAGAGAATTTAGAAAATAATTATAAATCTCATGCGTCTAACACAAAAGATTTAAGAGATCTTATTAATAGTACAATTGTTTAATATTAATTGTGTATAAACAAGTATTGATCTACTTTTATCGGAGTTGTTTTTTCTGCTATTTTGCTAGCATAAATTCCATCAGCGCAGGCTATGAAATCTGTCCAAGGAGTAGATTTAACCAAATCCATTCTACTAATAAAGGCTCCCATATCAATTCCATTTACTCCTGGTCTTGTGTTAAACAATCTCCATCCATGATGTGAATGAATCATATTGCATAAAACCATTCCTGAATTGTTTTTTACACCTTCACTTACCATTATTTTAAAAAAGTCTGGTGTGTAATAATTATCTTCGTTTGTGAACAAAACCCAATCGGCATGTGGTTCAATCATAGCCGTTGGATGGCGATGATGGAATCCCCAACATCCTCTTTTAGGAAGATTGTCTAGAAATGTTATTTTTGGACTTAGATTTCTAAATTTGTTGGCAAGATTTGGGTCGGAAACCGGACCATCGTGATGAATAAAAATTTCAAAATTATTGTATGTTTGAGCTAATAAAGAATGAACACAGCAAAAAGCAGCATCAATTATTCTTGGATTGCCATTAAGATATGCAGATACAACTGCTCTTATCTTTGGATTTCCTGGAACATTAATATGATTGTATCTTGCCATTTTTGTCCAATCTTTTGGTAGTAAAATTTGATACTTAAGTATATAATATGTATATGATTATTTTATTTAATTTAAAATGTACTCCACATAGAATGACACCCTACAATCGTGTAGGATTGCCAATGGATGGCCGCCTTGAAGTATTTAAATATTCTATTGCAAGCCATGCTATTTTAGATAAGCTTGTTTCAAAATATCTATTTTATGTTACATTGGAAAAAGAATGGGAACATAGAAAAGATGATTTAGAAAATTATATTTATCAAACTATAAACAATGATAAATTAGAAATTGTATGGAAAAGGAATGAAACAGTAGAAGAATGGCAACAGGTTTGTCATTATATGGATACTATCGATGATAAGACAATATGGTTTGCAGGAAATGATGACCACATATTTATGGATTATGATCTTACTTGTGTTTATCATGGAATGAAAGCTTTAGAAGAAGATGCTAATCCACATGCAGCAATGTTTTATTCTCATTGGTTTGAAACTATTCGTGTTGCAAATAGAAACAAAGCAACATTACATCCTTCTGGACATGTTGTAAGCTTCCCTTGGGCTATTCATGATAGCATTCGATTGGTTAGAAAAGAATTATGGAAGCATTATTGGTTTTCTTGGGATTTTAGACCACACAATGGACATCTTGGCAGAGTTGATATGATTAAGAATTGGACCGGAGATGGAATAATGACAAATTGTTATATTCCAACTAGAGAACTTTGCAGACATTATGATGGGCATTCACATGTAGGAGATTTGTTTAATCATGGACCGCCTATTCAAATACCTGAAGGATTTTTTGAGAAAAAAATGAAAATTAGATATGGATGGAACGATGGTTATAAGGAAGGGTATGTAAATGTAAATCCTATGGGTGCAAATCTAAAGACAAAAGATAAGGTAAACGGTTTTGATTATAAGTTTAGCTTAGACAGACTTCCTTTGTTCTGGTATGGACACATAGAGCAAGTTGTTCCTGCTCATGGTATTGATGAAACGGCTATGAAAAAGGCATACGAAAATCATTTCATAGAGTCAACCAAAATACCAATGAATACATATCTTATGGGATTTTCACCAGAAGATCATCCTCCTTTAAGCTGGTTCAACAAACACTTGGAATTTTTTAAAGGCTAAAAAGTCTTGATTTGATTTTCCAAATCCCTAGAATTAACTATAGGGAGCACGGAGAATGTTTGTGATTTCTGAAAAGTTTATTAAAAAATATATGCGTCTTGCTAAGCAATTTGGCGAGGACTTAAATCCTTGTTATTCAAGAAAAATTGGCGTTATAATAGTCGATCCTGTAATTAACAAGATAGTTGCAACCGGATACAATGGTCCTCCCAGAGGAACTCCCCATTGCGACTCTGCCGAACATTTAAAAAATATTGTGTATCCTCAGTTAACTACGGAAGAAAAAAAATATTTAGATTTACCAGAAGACACAGAAGAAAATTTTGTATCTAAATACGCCAATTGTCAAACTTGCCCTAGAAAGCTTATAAAAGCTGAATCAGGTAAAAGATTGGAGTTGTGTAGCTGTGCACACGCAGAAGTCAATGCTATAGTTAATGCTAGCCAAAACATTCATGGATGTGTTATGTTTTGCTGGTGTCCAGTACCCTGTATTGAATGTACAAAAATTGTAATTAATGCAGGAATAAAAGAAGCTTGGTGTTTTAAAGAAGCTAAAGATTATTCTGTGGGTAGCCGTTATTTGTTTGAACAAGCAAAAGTAAAAATAAATGAAATTGAAAAGAATGATTACTGATAACTAAATTAATTTTAGAGGTTAAAATGAGTTTTGAAGTAGTTTATAATTTTTATAATAAAAAAGACAATTCTTTTGACTATGATAGAGATGTATCTAGTCAATATAAAAAAATATATGGAAAGCTAGAGGAAGATTACCCTCTAGAGAAGCTTGCAAGCAATATTATGCAACAAATGGCTCGTAGGGATATTTTTGTTTTTGATGTAGAGATATTTGAATTTGCGAAAAAGAAAATAACTTTCAAACAGAACAAGGCTGATTTGGTTATCAAAAATAAAAAGTTTTCGACCAAGACAGGTTTGTACAATGGTATAGAGTATGAAGAAGAAGTAAGTCAACCTTCTAGTCAGCCACATCAAAATCAATTGCCGGCAGAGTATGACACATGCTCTCAGAATGTTCCATCTCCCCCTCCGCAAACAAATATTGTTCAAACAACTAATATGCCAGCTATAAACCTTGCTCCAAGAGTACAGGTTGTTAATCCAAACGCTCCTAGAAAAATTGTTCGAATGGTTGTGTTTGATCCAGCTAATCCAAACGAAAGAGCAAAGTTTCCCTACAAGTTTACTCCTAATAAAAAGTATCCTGTTTATAGGGAAAGAATTGCACCAAATGGAATTGGTATGTCAATAGAAACTATTGATGATTTGAATAATCCTGTTACAGTTATTGATGAATTGTTTGTTACTGAGGATGCCAATTTAATTGGCGATAATGATGTTGGATTTAGCACAAACAAAAGTGGTTTGAGAGATGATACACTTAATTGGTCTGGCGTTATAAAAGATAGCGTTCCAAAATTAAGGTGAGTCGGCAGAGGCTGTTAATATCAGTTGATATTATTAAAGGAGATATTTATGTCTAAGAAAAATAGTAGTCAAAAAAAGGTTTCACAAAAAAGAGCCAGAACAAAAGCTGTCAAGAAGAAAATTCGAGAAGCTCGTTTGGTTGTAAGAAAAGAAAATAAGATGGAATTTATTAGAGAGCAAGCTTTTGAAAGAGAATTTAAAGAAAAGCAAAATTTGAATTTAAGTCCCGAAGAAGTCAGGGCGACCATAGAGCATAATATGAAAATGTTAACGGCTATAAATGAAAATGCTACTCAAGAACAAGTAGCAAGAATGGAAGCAATTAAGAAAGCTCAAGAACAAATGAAGCAACTTGAGGAAATTGAAGCCAAAAGGAAGTTGGAAGCAGTTCCGGCAGAAAAAAATCCAGAAGATGCGGGAAAACCTGTGGAATAAAAAAATTCCATACCTATAATAGATAAAAGAGAGGCAAAGTTGCTCCTCTATTTTTGGTGTGTAGCCAAAAAAACTTTTTACTTTTTTACTTTTTTGTTACAGGAGTTACGATTATGACTGATTTCAATATTGCTGATTTGGATATGAATGAGATGCAAGCAGAATCTGCTGCGCTCAATAAGACTGAAAACCGGGCTATGGACGCATATGTCAAGATGCCCGAGAAGGAAGGCTATGTTCTTTTGCGCCTTCTGCCCGCTTTGAAGGGCAAGCCTCATTTTGTAGCAACCCGCATTCACCGATTGGGTCAGAGCAGCTTCCATTGCTCCAGAGTCCGCACACATACCCCCAAGGGTATTATGTGGATTAACGGTACTGGCAATCCCAAGGATGATTGTCCTATTTGTGCTGAATATTCTCGCTTGTGGAAAGTGAGCAACAATCAGCATGGGGATGAGCAACAGCGCACACAAGCTGAAGCCCGTAACCTTAAGCCGATTGAGCGTTATTATTGGAACGCCATTGTCCGCCAGCAAATGGGCAGGAGCGGTATTGAGAAGAATGTTGGACCCAAGATTTATTCTTGTGGCAAGGTTGTTCAAACCATTATTGCAGACAATATTAGTGGAAATGAAACCACTGGTATTCGTCGTCTTGGCAACATTCTTCACCCTCTTGAAGGTCGTGATTTCCGACTCGTCAAGAAGATCTCCAAGGGCAATGGGAATTACGAGTATCCCAACTATGCCCAATCTACTTTTGATGAGGTTTCTCGTCTGGGAACAGATGAAGACATTAAGGCTTGGCTGGCTGAACTTCATGATCTTGAAAATCTGCGTGATGTGAAGTCAAGAGAGGTCTTGATTGCTGCTCTTCGTGAATACAAGAGTGGCGGACAAGAGAGTGCAGATGTGTGGGACGAAACAGCCAAACAGCCTGTTTCTAAAGTTGCTGCCAAGGCTCCAACAAAACCTGCAGTTAATGTAGAAGATCTTGGTGTTGACCTTAATATGGATGGCGACCTTATGGACGCTCTTGGTGGTCTAGACGGCTGATTTGTTTGAAATTTTTAAGCGGTCCAAGGAAAATTCTTGGACCGCTTTTTTTCTATAGACTTTAATTTAAAATCTGGTATAATAGAACAAAACAACTGGAGTATAAGTGTTATGGCACGGAAAAAAGAAATAGCAGAAGACGATATTTTCTCGCAGCTTGCGAGTGAAACTGGTGGAGAAGTAGTTGGCGAAGGTGAAAAAGCTTCTAAATATTTTATTGATACTGGCAATTTAGCAATTAATTATTGTTGTTCTGGCAAGTTTATGACTGGCGGTATTCCCGGTGGTCGTCTTACCGAAATTTATGGTCCTAGTGCAAGCTCTAAGTCTCTTCTTGGCACCAATCTTTTGTTCGGATGTCAAAAACTTGGTGGCGTTCCGATTCTTATCGATAGCGAAAATGCTATTAATAAGGATTTTATTAAGAAAGCATCACATGCAGATTTGAACAAGATTGTCAGATATACCCCAGAAACTCTGGAAAAGTGTTTCCATGTAATGTATAGAGCTATTGAAGTTGTTCGTTCTAATAAGAAGTATGAAGACAAGCCAATAGTAATTGTTTACGATTCCATTTCTGTAAGCCCTTGCGGAAGAGAATTCCGTGAAACAGAATTGCCAGATGATTTTACCAAAGAACAATTTAAGAAGATTGTTGGTGGCAATGAACAACCGGGTGAAAGAGCAAAGATTTGCTCTAAAGAACTTCGTAAGCTTAATACAGTAATGGAAGAAAACAATGTATCTGTTGTTATTATGAACCAAATTAGAGATAAGATAGGGGTCCTTTATGGGTCGCCAGAAACTACCGCTGGTGGTGGTAATGCATTGCCATTTTATGCTTCTTTGAGATTTAGAACACAGACCCAGAAGAAGATTGAACAGAAGGTTCAGGGTTTGGCTAAGAAGAAGACCATTGGAATCAATATTAAGATTCAGAACAAGAAGAATCGTAGTGTAAGACCATTCATTGAAGTTGAAAACATTCCTCTTTTCTTTGAAACTGGCATTAATCCTTTGGGAGGATTGCTTGGAGCCCTGTTAGATGCCGATAGAATCATCGCTTCTGGGGCTGGAAACTTCAAAGTCAAGCCAGAGTATGCCGATGGAAGAGATGATGTTAAATTCAAATCTAGCATGGAAAGAAACGATGTTCCTATTGACATTCTTTTAGAGTGTCCGGCTTTAATTGATGGAGTAACTAAGGAAGATGTTCTTGCATATTTAGAGCCTTTTAGAGAAGCCATTAGGGCTAGCGATAGTCCCGATGTGGAAGCGTTTGATGTTGGTGATTCTGGGGATGATGAAATCGACAACATTTTGGGGTAAGGAGCAGAACATGGATGTATCAATGCCTAGCCATGAAGATTTAGACGCAATCATTTTGGGGGAAATACATCAATATATTCCCAAAAATGATGTGCCTATTGAAAAAGATATAAGTTTGTATGAATATGGAATCGATAGCATTGATGCTATGGATATGCTTTATCAAATTCAAGATAAGTTAGACATGGATAAGAGAATTGAATTTGATTCTGATGAAAAATTAACAATAAATAATATTAAAACTCTTATTCAAAAGAATTTGTGTTAGATTTTTTTCTTTTTCCTTTAATTGAAATAGAAGAAGAATTTTTAACCGGACTCATCATAACAAATGGTGAGTCCGGTGTTTTATAAGATTGATTACAAAAAGCTATTGCAAATTCATCTTTATCAAGACCTTCTATTTCTTTAGACTTTACTATTTGCATTTTAAGGTTCATAGTTTCTGCAAATTTTTTAATTTCTTTTTGGTCTGATATTTTTATAAAGAATTTTTTACCATCTTTTTTTTCTAACATAATCAATTTTCGTTCCGGCATAGACTTTTCTCCAAGTACTTAATATAATTATAAGTGCAGATAATGATAGATTCAATAGAATATAATTCTGATAGAAGATTTGGTGTTGAACTTGAGTTTAACGCTTTTGATAAATTGAGTAGAACTCAAAATGCTAATAATTTGCCGAATGGTATTTGGTTTTTTGGAAATGTTATTTCCGAAACATTAAAAACAGATGTAGAAATAAACAAATGGCACAATACTCACAATAATAAAAAATGGATTATTAAGCCAGACTCTAGTTGTGGTATAGAAGTTTGCAGTCCTCCAAATTTCCCAGAACAGGGTCTCAAATCTATTTGCAAAGTAATTGATGCTTATAAAAAAATACCTTTTATTGAAGCAGATTCCAGATGTAGTTTTCATGTTCATATTGAAATAGAAGATTTTATTTATCAAGATGTTATTTTTTTAATACAAAAATGGATACAAATGGAATCATTTTTCTTTATGTTTACAAATAGCAATAGGTTTGCCAATAATTATTGTAAATTTTTAGGATTAACACACGATTTTATATGTAATAATGTTGATTTTACTAAGTCGTTTTATTTAGATATTTGTGAAAGCAAATATTTTTCTATTAATTTATGCAATTATAAAAAGAAAAAAAAGAAAACAGTTGAATTTAGAATTATGGGACCAGAAGCATGCTTAAATTCAGAAGATGCATTTAATTGGATCGCTCTTTGCATATCTTTTGTAAATAGTTGTAAAAAAGAAAATAACAAATATGTTACTTTTACTGATTTTGAATACATGACAATAAAAGAAAGTCTTGATTTTATTAATATTGAAAATAGTTTTAAAGGATTGAATATAAAGAATTGGTTAGTTAAAAAATTAAATCAATCTTTAGATGGAATGCATATTAAAGAACTTAAATATAAAAATTACATATGGAATAAAATTTTAAATCAATATAAAAAAGAAATAAAAGAATTAACAAAAAACATGGAGATAGAAAATGTTATATTGTAATGATTTATTTGATTGTGTTTCCAAGATTAAGATTTTTGCTAAAATTTTACAACCATATACTTTTCCTTTAGTTTCTTTGGAAGTTGAAGAAAAATTTGCCCCCATGAGATGTTGGATAGTTGATGTTGATGGCTGGAGAATTTGTGTTAATTACTCAGAAACAATAATAAATGATAATTTGTTTAAAAATTTGCAAATTTTTTCATTGCATCTTTTTTCTTTGCCATTTCATATTTCATTCAAAATAGCTTCTTTGATTATCGTAAATGACGAAATAACGCCAGTTTATTATAGTTTTATTAAAGATGGCAAGAAAGTTGATAGCTGGACAAAAATGACTATGTCTAGTGGAGAAGAAACAAAAATAAAGAAAAATCAAGTTGAAATAATTGAGTATATGGGTAAAAAAGTGGCTGTTATAACATCTTTTTAGTTTATTGTCTTGGGAGCTATAAATACATTGACCCTTTTTAATAAAGGATTTCAATGAAAAGCAATAAAATTCAATCGCTTCTAATAAACCACCTATTAAAACACGGACATATTCAGTTAAAATTACCTGATAATGTTGTTTTAGAAATAGGCATTACAGAGGAGGACAGACATGGTAATATTAAAAAATCTAATGAATATTGTTGGGTCATTGCTCAAAAAGAACAAAGAGCTGCTTGTATTGATTCTTACAACTTAGGAATTTGTTTTCAAGATGAGGACAAAGCCATTGTTTTAGAAGATTCTTTTGTTGATTCAGAAGGACATTCAATTAGACAATTAAATGTTGTTTAATTAAAAAAATTAACTTTAGTATTTGAAAATACACAGGTTCCATCAAATCTGATTAAAGCAGATAGATTTCCTGTGGCGAAGACATTGTCTAAATTCAAATCAAAGTTTACTTCAAAAAAAATTCCATTAGAATCAATATTGGTTTTGGTTATTAACAATTTGCTTACTACACTTTTTTTATTTGACTGGATTATTGATGCATTAGATGCATATAATTTTATTGTATTGATTATGGAATCCATAAAGAGACCGTAGTCAATATACTTTGTCCATGTCTGTGTCAAAGTTTCGTTAAGTTTATCTGTTTTTAAGACCTTCATGGAGATTCCTAGATGGCTGTTAAGGTTGCGAAGTCTATCTATAAGAATTTTGTGTACAGTTTGACCGATAAGGACCTTGAGTTTATTTGTAGCCGATTGCATCGTCAGTATCAAGATGATTTTGCTCAGTTTTGTAACTATGTTTCGGAGAATGTGTCAGAAGGTTTTTCTCAAATTAAAAATCTTTTTGAAAGCTCGGATGGATATCAGGATTTTTATTCTGTTGTTGATGATTTGAAATTTTCAGCCATAAAAGAATATGAAAGAAGGGGCTATAGCATCATGGAAGTGATTTGAAAAAAAATTGAGTCTGTTTAAATTTGAGAGGTGGTGATTTTTACTTTAGACTCAATCCTTGGGCTAGATTTCTAGCCCAAGTTTTTTTATAATTATGATCCTTGAGCCAAGAAAACCCCCCTGACTTTAGTCGGGGGATGAATTGGCTCTTAAGTTGATTTAAATAATTTTAGGAAATTTTCAAATATTTTGCAAGTCCAACCGTATATAATTATGTAGGAAAATTTACATAAAATGAAAATCTTTGAATACAAGCTGTATGGAACCCAAAGTCAATTCGAAGGAATTGACCAAGGAATTCGTACAACTCAATTCATAAGAAACAAATGTATTCGTCTTTGGATCGATGAAGCTGCAAAACCAAAAGCTTCAAGAAAATCAATCGGAAGATATGATTTCAACAACTATTGTGTAGAACTATCTCACGATTTTGATTGGTGTGCAAAACTTAATTCTATGGCG